TGACACAAAACTGCTGGGGTAGGGATCGAACCTACGACCAGACGGTTAACAGCCGTCTGCACTGCCACTGTGCTACCCAGCAATATAAACCTCATAATATGAAATATATGTTTAATATATGACAAATATTGAAAATTTGTATATTTCAATTCCCCATTAACTCGCCCTACCAATTGGGCGACTCTGGAATATAAACCCAGCATAACACACATCGCACGTATATTATACTGAGCTCATAAAAAATTGATAGATACGAGTTTCCTCAACATAGAAAAAAAGTGGACTTTTCTCGCTTAACGCTTCTATCTGCGTTCTCTTTCCCGAGAAGGGGCTTTGTCACCATATGTTCATAGAAAGGAATGTCTACTCCCTACTGGCAAATCAGGTCGCTTCTGATTTTCTTCAATCATCACGTTAAAGATAATTATATTTATATAAACCGACTTATAAGCTTTTTACACTTATTTTTCTCTATCAGCATTATACCCAATTATTAATATTAAAAAACGCACTGATAAATACTTACGGATCCTTTTATCCCATTGCCTTATCGGATCTTATACATTGATGAACGATCCATCGGATAGGATAGAAAACTTATTCATTTTTAAAGAACTATGGATCGGGTGAGATTTGCAATACAAATCTTAACTTTTCCATATACTTATATATAAGTAAAGTGGACGTGGTGAGGGTCGAACTCACGAAACCTCCTGCGTGCAAAGCAGGCGCTCTCCCAACTGAGCTACACGCCCTAGAAAGAAACTATCTATATGAACTATATTAGTGTATGTTGTCAAGAGTGTAAACTATTTTTTAATGCACCGGCTGGTGAAGTTAAAAGAGGTAATGGTAAGTATTGTTCTCGTAATTGTTCCTCTGCCGCTGTATCAAGAAAAAATAGAGATCGTTATAATGAAATAAATCAACCAAATGTAGAATGTGCATATTGTCATATAATGTTCTACAAAAATGAAACAAAGAAAAAAATATCTAGATCCGGATTATATTTTTGTTGTCGTGAACATAAAGACTTAGCACAACGTATCGGATCTGGAATAGACGATATCAAACCTTCTCATTATACAACTTCACCAACCAACTATCGTGAACATTATTCACGAAATTCATCAATGACTTCTTGTTTGCGTTGCGGTTATAACAAATATCCATCAATATTACAGATACATCACATTGATAGAAATCGTAAGAACAACGTTATGGAAAATTTGATTGTTCTATGCCCAAACTGCCATGAGGAAGATCATTGGCAAAATAAAGATGGAAAGTATGGCAATAAAAACATACCTTCCATTAAATGAGTTTCAACCGATCAACATAGCAACGCTTACGGTTAGAAATAGAGCAGTTACGATGATAATGATCATTGTTCTATCTTGCATATATACCTCCTCACTTCCCATTATCAGCCAAACGCTTAACACGAGCACCGCCTGGAATACGGGCATCGACGTTCAACCGCTTTACATTACGATATTGAACCCCACTTAAGCTTTGGAAAGCATTTTCTACTTCAGAAAAAAGATTTTTGGCATCTGCAACGTTTGTGATGCTACCAATACGATTACGATATGTTTCAAGCTTTGCAGTTAGATTGCTGACAGACATAGCAATATTCATAATCGCCTGGGTCTTTTCTGCACGCTTCTGAGCAACGTAATCGCCAACACTCTCTCCGTCAAGCGTAGCCTTTAGTTCTGCAACCTTACGCCTCTTAAGATTAAGCCATGCACGGTCATATTGGGACTTGAGACGGTTAAGAATAGCCACATATGCGCCATTATTGCTCCAAGAATCGGTGGTTCCATACCGGAGCCAATCTGAAACTTTACGAGTAGCATAGGTTTGGCTATTAGGCGAATAAGTCAATGCCGACTTATCCGTATCATCTAGCCGATAAGACAATGTAAGTGCATCAACCGGATATCTAATCATAGTTGTCTGATAGTTTGCATCCCAGAAGAAATAAAGCGGTGAGCATGGAACCCCACACGTGTCAACAATGTGGTTAAATGTGATAGAACGTCTATACTGATCATCAACAATTTTATCGATCATTGTTGTACCATAATAATAGCGACTATAACGAAGCTTATTGAGATAATCAATCTTATCCAGCGTTGTTTTTTCTGTAAAAATCTGGCTATTAAACAGATCTTCCAAATATTTGGAGGAATCGATAGTAAGCGGGAGGTTATTCTTGTTTGTCTTCTTTGTGCTAGGCATCTTTTTTTTCTTCACTTAACAGGGGAACAATAAGAACGGGGGCTAATGTTTGAAAAAAGCTTAAACCAACCAATCTTTTCTTTGCAAAGCACCTTGATTTGATAACAGTTTTGTAGTAAGCTTTTATTATTACTGTTTATGATAGTATTATAAGATGGGGGTCGAAGCAGAATAAACAGGGATCCCTTTTCTGACAATTGATCGTTGACATCTCCGAAGCCTTCAATCCATAGCTGATTTGTCTTACGATGATACTTTTTAAGAGCTGGCATAATGCCAAGCTTATTCTTGAACATACATATGTTTGCCCGCAACTGATAGACGCTACCAACCTTCCAGAAACGTTTGCCGCCTGGAATATGATCAACGTGGCTAATATCACCATATTTTGCCTTGGGCTTCACCATGACCAGCTATCTTCGTTTCGATAAGCGTGCTTCTTCGTCTTATTACGCCGGAAACGACGATCCCTCATAGGACCGCCCTTAAGATTAAGGATCATAAACTCCGTGATAGCGGATCGGCGCTTGGGTTCATTCTGCTTATGCTTATTGGACATATGATCATAATATCACGTCACGTCAAAGATATAAAGTATTTTTTTTAATCTTTAAAATCAAGCATCGCAACAATGCAAAATGGATAGATTAACCAAAATCCTGAGAAACGGATCCATTTTTGTTTTGATCTCAAAAGAAAATAACCTCCCCAAGCAAATGGAAAGGTTATAAACATAAGAAATATTGATATAAGGTAAAGCACTTGATAGCCCCAACGGGGTATGATCCCGTAGTCTCACGCCTTGAAAGGGCGGTGATTTAGCCAATTAATCTATGGAGCCAGATGATGATTAAATATAACAAGTAACCAACAATTTGTAAACTCATTTTTATTCAATCATCAAAAAACAATCAGTCTGGCAAACTCCAGAATTGATTTAATGTTTCTCCGCATTCTATAGGTGTCCAACCATTTCTGATATGTGTATTTCTACGGAAATATCTTGCACCCCAATGGTCTATACGTATACCGCAAGGATTGGACGGATTAGTTCTTAGTAACATACCGACGTGCTCATAAACTTGTCGGAAACCTTCACGTCTTGTAGACCATGGGATCGATACGGTTTCGGACCATCCCTTTGGTTCTCTAAAGTTGTGAGTTAAATGAGCAACCCATCTATGGTTGTCAGTTCTGTTTAGATTAAAAGATAAAGGCGCATAGGCTCTCATAATGCCTAAGTTAATTGTGCCGGTATTGCTTCTTGTTCTTAAAGCATGATATATCATCGTGCAATCATTTGTGCGGACTTGGAAGCCACTCTCGCTTATGCATATACGTGCAAGGGCTAATTGGATATCTCTTGGTGCGGGTCGCTCCACCCGCACCGGACTTATAGCTGGGACTTCTAATGATGAGTCAGTTGATATATCATTAGACCGGTCTTCGCAGCTTACGTTATTTTGCAATATTGGCTCTGGTCTTACCGGCGTAGGCTCAGTTATATAACTGGCTCCGGTGAGAGCAAATAATGCTGTGAGCATTAATAGTAATTTTCTCATAATTTTCTCCTTAAAAAAACAAAAAACAGGCTATTTTTTGGAATAGCCCGTTTGTTGCTATTTGTTGGTTACATATAAATATAGCCCATCAATCCGAATTTGACTTTAGTGTAGGGAAGAATACTACATCACGTAGATTAGGAACGCCACAGAGAAGCGAAACCATTCTATCAATTCCAAAGCCAGCACCACTCTGAGGAGGAATGCCATGCTCCATGCATTCAAGGAAATCTTCCTCAATCATCATAGCTTCATCATCGCCATTGGCACGCTCCTGCATCTGTTGTTCCAATAGCTGACGTTGTAGAACCGGGTCTGTAAGCTCCGTATAACACTTAACCACTTCCCAACCATCCACAATAAACTGCCATTGCTGTACCGTATTAGGATCGTTAGAGTGTCTTGCCGCCATAGGAGACATATGAGCAGGATAATTTGTAACAAAAATAGGATCAATAAGCTTTGGACGAACCGCAGTCTTAAACAACAGATCCGCTTCCTTAGCACTCATATCATCCGGATAACGTCCAGTATGCTCATTAAACAACTTACGATATTCTACAATCGGTGCCTTATGCCAAGCTTCAAGCTTTTCCTTAATGTCCTGATTGTGAGCAAAGGTATTATGCAGCCTATAAATCAAATCTCTAAAAAGCTTCATATTGTCGCAATAATCCCAATACGAAGCATACCATTCAAGAGAAGTAAATTCCTGCAAATGAGAAGGATCAATACCTTCATTACGGAACTGCTTGCCAATCTCAAATACACGATCAAAGCCAGCAGCAGTCATACGCTTAAGATATGTCTCTGGTGCAATACGCAAATAGAAGTCTGCATCAAGAGCGTTATGATGCGTTACGAATGGACGAGCCTGAGCACCGCTTGCCTGTGGAGTTAGAACAGGAGTTTCTACTTCCATAAAGTTAGTTTCTTCAAAAAAACGACGGATAGAAGAAATCAATTCGCTACGAAAACGAAACAGCTTACGGCTTGCCGGATTAATAGCACATTCCAGCCACCGCTTACGTCGCATAAGCTCTGGGTCAGTCATGCCATGCCACTTATCAGGAAAGCCACCACAAGCCTTCTGGAGCCTCTTAAAGCCCTTGTTAACCAATACGGTGCGCTCACCCGTTGAAGACGTCCAAACCTCTCCTTGGATGCCTACAATGTCTCCGATACGAGGGATAGAAGACCATTCCTTGAACTCCTCTTCATTCATCATCTTCTTATTGAAAGAAAATTGAACCTTTACATCGCTATTGTCTGAGATATGACCAAATGCAACGCCGCCCATCTTACGATAAGACAATACTCTGCCAACAAGAGAAATAGGAACTCCGTCCTTGAGGTAAGTAATATCATATGCCAACTGATTATTTTCGGTATTCCAAAACATAATGTTCCTAAAACGTTAAAACCCTGCTATAAGCATAGCAGGGTTAAGTTAGATTATAAACTGTTAATCAAGCTCCCAAAAAATGACCATTAGCATTAGAATACAATCGTTCAAAGTTATCAGGAAAAATCTTTCGGAAAAGATTAACGCTCCAACGGCACGCCTTATGTTCACTACGTCCCTTAAGAACGTGCCCCCATTCATGCAAAAACGTAAGCACCGAAAGCTTACCATGAAGGGTAATCATATTATCAATTGGATTATAGTTTGATCGTCCACTACTTTCATTAAGCATAATGCTCGGATCAAAACAAATCTGCACATCAACATTGTAGATGCTACAAAGATCCTCATGTAGCCGTTGGAACTTTTCCATACGAGCGGGGATAATGCCCTTCCAAGGATTAGACGTCTTAAATGCTTCGAGCGACCGAAGCGTCTCAGGCTTATAGTTTACATCAGAAATAACTTCTGCCAATGACCGAGGATAATCAGCGCCGACAGTCATACTTCACAACCTCCAAAACAATTCCGAAAAACGTAAACGAACCAAAAAGAATAAAAAATCCCATTCAATCACCGCTATCGATATCAAAGGTGACGCCACAATCATTGCACTTGTAGCGATTATAGCAACGTCCAAGGTTAGCGAAATGGTGGTGATTATGATGCTGGCACGCAGTAAGCTGCCGATCACGGAATTCAACAAGTTCTGCGATAGCAGCCGCAGCCTGATCAAAACTGGGAACCTGCACAAAATGGTTCGAACCATGCATCGTAGCGTCAGAAACGTGGACCGAAAGCTTAAGCCCGGCAAAACGCATAATTGCGCCGGTCTGATTAAAAAGAGGGCGGCACGAAAAGCTCCAATTAGGAACGTTAGACATTACACGTTCGGCGGTAAATTGCGGCTGAAAATTTGAGTTATTCCAGGGCTGGGGATACCTACAAGGCAAAGAAATATCGCCAAGAGAATTAAGCTCTGCGAAAATTTCCGAAACAGCCGTAACGTATTCATTGATTGAGTTGATATTATTCATGTTATTAGAATAACATAAATAATTTGATATTTCAAGGTATTAAATTTCTTAATGATATCATTCAATTACATTAAATTTAATATTGGAAACATGATGTGTTCCACCTGCGTCACCTGTAAAAGAAGAGAAACAAATCATGACAGGCTCTTTTATTAAATGATAAAATGGAACATCATGGAAAGCATATGCTACTATAGGCATATCGTTTACATGAACAACTACAGCTTTAAGATCATGATTGTAGATAACGTTAACTTCTTTTTCTTCACCATCATTGAAACGTTTACGGCAGGAAGCTTGTGCAACTTTTGTTCCTTCAAAATAAACAACTACCTCATTTCCGCTATTATTTTCAAGATTTTTAAATGTATCTAATGAAACCGCAAAAAGTTCTCCGCCTTCTTCAGAGCAAAGCTTCATACGGATACCATCGCCACCTTCTCCATCGGCATCTGATATTCCCTCTGAATCTGTTATTTTTATCAGAAAAGAACAAACCCAAGAAGCTTCGAAAAATGACAATGGAGACAATAATGTAAATTCTCCATCTGAATGAAGACCAGAAGTTAGAACAACTCCATTTCCTTTTTTCCTTGCATCACCTGTGAGTTTAAGCTTTACGTCTTTTTGTGCCATAAAATTTTAGAAATATAATATTCTTTGTATTAAGTATATTGACTTATATGAAAATATTAAAACTAATAAACCAACATATTCCGATCTGGTCAATGCTTTGTGGAGATCATGCATTGAAAGTAGTAGTTAACAATATTAATCCAAAACTGCTATCTGAACCCAATTTCCTTGATCCTTTAGAGAATAAATTAAGATTAGATATTTTTAGAGATCGTCGTGAATGGATATGGGCTTCAATGAAAGATAATGTAGCTTTTGCTCTGGTAGAAATTGACATTGAAGAACTAATGACATTCCACACATGTTTCTCAAAAGTTTCTTTTAAAGAATTTGTTGAAGAATATGCTAAAGCACATAAAAAGGGTAAAGGGTTTATTATAAAAAGACCGAGACACGGATCCGATTTAGAAAAAGGAAAAGAATCAGTTGAATATGTTTGCAAAGAACTTGCAACCAAAATAGAGGATGCATACTCCAAAATGACATTTGTATTAAAACCAAAAAATGTTCTTGATCCTTATTTCACTAATGAAAAAAACATATACGTAGCCAGCAATCGTAGCTTAATAATGAAATGTAAAGACACTTCGAATATAAGAATAATGGATGCCACTCATCGTTTAACTGCATATGCGGTTAGCAAAGCGAATAAAAAAAGCCCCCTCCCAAATAAACTTTATGCGTTCTATTGGGAAGAGGCTTGAATTGGAGATAGGCAGACTCGAACTGCCGTCCACAAGAGATCCAAATAATTTGTTGTATCACATAGCATAGCTCTTTTATAAATTACCCGCCATAAACTTAACCAAAGAGCAGATTGTATACGGCATGGTTTCAAAATTTAAGTCTTGGCAGTAGAAACTATCCCTACAAGACCGAGTTTGTTTAATATCAACCTAAAAGATCCTCAAACGGCGTATCTTTTAAATTGCTAGCTGCGTTCAGGCTGCGAGAGCGTAAGAGTTATCGTTTGCACTTACTATTGTTTACGGTTTTAAACGGTCATAAACGCCCGTTGCTATGCAAATTATTCTTCCTTCCCGTGTCGAAACCAATTTATCCCCTTTTCTTTTCCACATAAGGAAAGATACTGTAAGTAGTACCATGTTTTCTGAAAACCCATGTTCCTAAAACAGTGCCATAAACTACAGATTTACTTTTCAATATAGCAGCAAGACCACTTTGATTCATCCAGTATCTTGCTCCTGTTTCTGTGTTCTCCCAAAGTATTTTACCACCATAATACATGTTTATAAACTTTAAGTTAGCATCAAAACGAATATTCTCTCGCCAATCATATTTTTGTTCCCAATTTGGTTTACGCATTTCATAATGAGTAATTTGGTGAGGAACACTTCCAATTGGAAGATTATTGGTTTTATCGGCTTCTTTTATAAAAGGAACCCTGTAATCTACTTTTTTTCTTGGCATAAAACTGCTAATACCATATCTGAGTTATCTACTTGGAATAAATAGCTAGCATATGTCATTCTAAAATATGGATTTTTTGCAGAGATATCCCACGGCGCTTCCACATATATCTACGCCACCGACGCATCAATCTACGTAGCCACCAAAAAGGACGACGCTGATATCCATCTTTCTTTTCATGACAAGGAACACAAAGAGGCTGAACGTTATCTGACGTATTCGTACCTCCAGCGTTAATAGGCAAAATATGATCGAGCGTTAACTTATTCCGCCCTTTTACATTACAAATGGCACAACGCCAGTTGCAATTCTTTAAAACTGTTAACCATTCACGAGTAGTAATACGTCCGGTATGATATCTCTTATTTCTCCTAGAACGATTATTAGAACGTAGTCTTAGCCGTTCAGAATTCCAACATTCCCGGCATATATGTTCTGGAAATTGAGGGGCTGCCTCATGTTTACGTTTATCGCAAAAACATAATTGACACGTATGTTCCGTTTTTCTAAACCAATAATACATCAGTAAACAATATCCGTAGTGTCAGCGTTAGGCTTAATTAGCATCTTACCATATTGTTGTTCATTAATTGTATAATACGCCTTGCGGATACCATAGCTATACAATGCATTTTCACAGATAGGACAAGGGCGTGCCATTCCAGGGCTACCATCAAGCTTCTTTCTACGGGCTACAAAAATCTTACAACCTCGCAGATTAACTTTTCCACGTGCCTTAAGAATTGCATCTTGTTCTGCATGAGTAGAAAGGCAGAAATCTCTACCTCTACCACGGGCAATGTCGGTATAATGCTCTACGAATGCATTTGTGTTGATCTTATTAAATCCAACTGAGATTACAGATCCACCTCGGATAATAATAGCCGCCAAATGATAGTCTGCCGCATGATCATAACGATTGTCGGTGGCATATTGCATAGCAAGTCGCAAATATCTGTGCATAACTGTTATATTAACAGAATATTATAATATTTTCAACTAATATCAGAGGGAACGTTTTCTCTATTTTAAAACCCATTCCCATTGCTTCCAATAGCTATTTCGAAAATCTTGTGAGCCGCCGCCGTGTTTTTGAGCGTCATGCTTATTTTTGATGTCTTGTAAATTTGCGTATTCTTTAATTCCATCGGAAGTCATAACCGGAGGAAGATTAATATTGTTTTGTCCGAATTGATTTCCAGTTGGAGACATAGTTGTATTTGACTTACTCATACCGGCTAGCATTGCCATGGTTAACGCTTTATCATCCCATGCGTTAACACCTGCTGCCTCATAGAGTGAGTTACCAATTGCTAAGGCTATAATCAAATCATCATTATAGCTTTTCATAGCCTGGGCTTTATTGTTCTTCCATACGAAGGTTTTAAATTCTTCTACGGTTCTGGATGAATATATTTTAAGACGCCGAGTTCTTATTACCGTTTCAAGCTTTGCAAGGATTTCATCACGGTTCTTTGGTCCGGTTGTAAACCCTGGAAGATCATTTACAATGTCTGCCGTAGTATAATTCATGTATGCATTACTACGATGAATACGTTCATAATAAATGTTTGGATATTGAGCCTTCTTAATATCGGTTGCTACTATAAGACCGAATGAGTTAAGTTCTGGGCATAGAAGGGCTTGGTTATATTTAAATCCCAAATCCATCATCAATTCTGATAATCTTTCTGGAGGGCACTTGCCCTGATACTCACAAACCACTTCATCTGTATTTGTATCTATAACATGAAGGGTGGAATAGTCATCAGCATCGCCACGGGACACGTCTCCGGAGATAATATATTTATGCCCTGCTTCGGCATATTTCCAAATCCATACGTCGCCTCGATCTCCGTATGTAGCTACAGGAACTTTCATTTGACGTTCCATATCCTCAATAACGTCACCTGACAAGAAGTTTTCACCAGATGCGGCGAAAGAACATAATAGTTCTTGTGCTACGCCACGTTCACCTTTAGCTGGTAAAATCTCTGCTCTTTGAGCTTCATACCATGCTTGATCTCTTTCTGGATGAACTGTCCAAGGAAGTTCGATACGATAGAAATTATTTTGACCTTTTCCGGGCAAAGGTTTTCCTTCACCATCTTCACCATCTTTAGCTCCTACCCAGATTTTGTGGAAAAGGGTTCCTACACCTGAAGGAGAAGAGATTAGGATAGCATTACCACCGGTAGACAAGGTTGGCCAAAGACCTAACCATAAATCATCTATACCATCAACGTGAGCAGCTTCGTCGATGATTAACAAAGACAAAGCTTCTGAACGACCAGCATCCGTGCCGGTAGGAACAGCTTGAACCTTTGAGCCATTAGAGAACTCAAGGTATCTGACAGAACGTGCTTTAATCTGAGGCATGACGAGCCATTTAGGAAGGCTATCATACATTCCGTTAACCTTCTTAATGAAGTTCTTTGCAACTTCAAGACGAGTAGCAATAACGAGAATATTTTTTTCACGTTGGAATAAAGCCATCCAAAGAGAATAAGCCGCAGAGAGGGTAGATAGACCTAACTGACGGCTTTTGTTTGTGATTACGAAACGATGTGATTGGAAAGCTTTCAGGCATTTATCCTGATATGGGAAGGTTTCAAAGGGAACTGGACCTTTAATTGGATGGGAGATTTTAACGTATTTAGAAATGAAATAGGATGCATCTGTGCCACAGCGCATGATTTCTTTCATTTGCGCTGCACGATTTGGAACGGTTCCTAATGTTAAATTCTTTTTAGCGGGCATCAGTCAACTTCTACAAGGCAACCAAAACGATAGTATGCTTTACGATTACCAGTATAATTGTAATATGATATATATTCTATATCTTCTCCAACTGTTTCTTCTTCCAAGTTAAAGTTAGGAACTTTTTGACCTGGGAATTCTTTAGCATAATTTTCTTTTACATTTTTAAGAGCGGCTTCAATCATAGAAATGGCTTCTTGTCTATAACGAACCATTAGCTCTCGCATCATTGTATCGGAACCAAAGTTAACAATTGTAAGGTAACGGATTTTAATTAAACCATCATCAAGTATATCAAATTTAATTGATTGGGTTTGATATACCCTATTGTGATTGCTGCTATCTGCGCCAAAGCTTGTATTTAAGAGCCTTGATAGATTGATGAATTTTTGATAATCTTTAACAAGCATATTTTGCCTCTTTTTCTAATTAGAGCCCTTTCACCGGAAACTTATTGGAGAACGAGCACTTATTCTTCTTATCTCTATATATTCGTCCCACTCTTCCCAATCCGGATCTGGAAGCTTTTCAGTTTCCCAATCTATACGCCGGTCATTTGTCCATCTACCATCACAATGAGAACAAACTCCTATCTTACGATAGGAGATGCTATCTTCTATTGTTTTCATGGGATAACAACAAAGCTTGCAGAACAAAGGAACTATATTGCTTTGGTCTATTGGCTTAACAACTATAATTTTACCGTTATGTAAACTTTCTATCTTCTTTTCCATATAGAAGATATTATGAGAGCAAGTAAGTTAAAAGTCTTGAAACATTACTTTCCTTAAGTTGTTCATTAGGGGTCTGTAAGAATTTTTCTCCATCTGGAGTTATAGAAACGACGCTTATATGCCAATGCGGGGCGGCACCTTGAGTTTCATCTATCAGTTCATAAGTTGAATAGTTCTTTGTACCTATATAATCAACCATTCTTTTTATGTTTTCGCCTGGATTTGTTCTAGTGCCATAGTCTAAAGCATTACCGTTTTGATGTTGTGATAATGGTCTATGTGAAATTATATCCATGGAACTCTGAACTATATTACTTGGAACTCCACCAACTACCGGTATTTTATTTTCGTCCCATAACGTAACCAGCTCTCTAGCTATGTCTCCAGCGGTGTCACTACAGCTTTTACATTTTTCAGCGTAAAGATCAATTACATATTCAGAACCATAATTTTTCCATAAGTTAAGCATTGCTTTAACTTGACGTTCTGGAGGGCGTAACCCGCTTGTTATAATAGGTTCTGGAAGCTCCAACAATTCTGCAACCTTATCCATTAACATAGCAAACTTTTGCGTATTATTTGCTATGTTAAGATCACTATCTTTAAATGCAACAGGTGGGTCTTTCCAGGTATCGTAACTACCAAAATTAATCTTTTCTTCTTTAAGATATCTTTTCATCCTATTAATTATGCCTTTTACCTCTAATAACCATGGGGTTTTCTTTAACTATCCAGAACTCTTTAGGCAATGGAGGCTCATCACCTTCTTTAAACCACATAAGGCGTCTACCACCTGTACTCTTAAATACTCCGATAATGGTTATCTCGCCTACGTGTATAAGATCATGACACGAATGACATACCACGGCAAGATTATGATTGTCATTTGTGCAACGTGGATCACATTTCGGAATGATATGATGGAAATTAAGAGCGGCACTTTTATCAAAACCACATATCTCACATTTATCTTTTATTAACTTTTCTTGATTAGCTTTTCTTCTGTGTTTCATAAATGGAAAACCCAAGAGACATTATATCCCTTGGGTCTTGAATTATAACCTATATATCTTGTTCAGCGGTTTGTTTTAGTCTGTTGCTTCTGAATATTAAGAGCAATACGCTCGCAACCAAGAATGGTGCTTTGAAGAGAACTATCCGTATAAGCCTCGGTCATTAGAGAACCCAATTCACGATGCATATCAAGATCAATATGCATACTAAGCTCATTTAGAATACGAGCGGCATGGGTCCAAGTTTCATCATTGTAACCCATGCATAGGGTTTCCTGATAAACTGCAATAAGCTCCAAAGCACGATCTGATGGACTTATCCTACGAACGTTATTGTTGCGGTTATGGTTGAAGTTTCGGTTTTTCTTGAAGTTGTTGTTTTTAATCATTATAAAAAATCTTGTTAGAGGTTAATGTTTATAGGTTCAGAATTCAATTCCATCAACGTTAATTGTTTGATACGATAACTCAACTGCGCCTTCGCTTGGCTCGGTTTTCTCATAAGCTGCACTTCCAAAGTCAATACCTTGAATGCGAGCACCACCAAATACCCATTCAGAACTAATGTTGCCCTTTTCATCAAGCCACTTAATAGAAACCTTAACTACATTCTTCTTACAGGCTTCAAATAACTGCTTATATGGATATAACTGATTTCCCTTATCCGCTGGCATGGTATAAAAATATACCATTACCGTGCTCTTCTCTTTAATAGATTGACTATTCTTGTGTTGAGCAAAAATAATCTTCGGCAACTCTACATTCTTAATCCGAAATGCTTCTATACCTTCAAATTGAAGAACAAAACGATCTGCAAAAACTGGCGGTCCTTCATCTTCCTTTTCTTCCTCTTCTTCCTCTTCTTCAGATGAAGCCTTCTTGCTCGTCTTTTTCCTTAGCTTTTCAAGATCCGTTGGAGGTCTTGGTTGAGGTTCTTCTTGAACTTCTTCTTCTTCTTCATCAATTGGAGGAGGTGGAATGGTTACTGTTCTACCACGACTTCGTGGAGGTCGGATTTGTGTCTTCTTTGTATTAATCGTGCTCATACTTCTACTTTCGATTCTAACCCGTCGTTGTAAATATCTATAATTTTATCTGCTACTTCTTTAATTGGGTCTACGTGTGTTATAACGAGTATTGTGCGGAAATATGATTTGAACATGGTCAACAGATCCATACATTTTATCATACTATCTTGATCAAGAGAACCAAATCCTTCATCGATTATGAAGATATCTGGTCGAGATAGACTGGATAGATTGATAAGAGCTACTCGTAGTGCAAGAGAACATATCATCTTTTCCATTCCAGATGCCAACTCAATAATCCGTCTTGAATGGCTATCTTCTATGTATACATCCATTACATTAGAAGATATATCAGTTTCCAAACTAACTGTGAAATCAACTACACTATCCAATATCTTTGCCAATTCCATGTTAATCGCTGGCAATTGGGTTTTTAATACCATTGCAGGTATACCATTTTTGGAAAATGCTTGTTGAACCGTCTCATATATCTTAAGCTTTTCCAAGTCAGATTTACACTCAATACGATCTTTTGTTAAAAGCTTAAGTTTCTCATTCTTTCCGCCAAGAGTTATAAACAAATCTCTTTGTTCACGCTCACGGGCTTCAATATGTTCCACTATAACATCAAGCGTTAATTTTCTTTTCTCGTATTCCTTACGTTCATTAGAAGACAATAGATCGCCAAGCGTCTTTTTCTCTACTTCAAGCTTTTCCAAAGTAGACTTAACAATGGAAATCTCTTTCTCTCTAACATTCTTATCTGAAATTATTTTATTTAGTTTTGTCTCCAACTCATGTTCAAGACGTGAAGCCTTTTCATCAAGCTTAAGACTTTCTGCAATCTTCTCTTGAATTAAGAATTGTGCAACTCTATCAAGCTCTGAAATGCTCTCTTGTAGCTCATTAACTTTTTTCTCTTGTGTAGGCTTAAGCTTCTTATCGGCATGACTATCCTTTATAAAACGACAGGTTGGAAAACTATCTCCACAAGGAACAGTTTCAAGACGCTTAATAGATTTATTTTGCTGTTCAAGAGTTTCTGTCTCTTTAACAAAAGACTGTTTAAGAGAAGATAGATCGTTTTTTACACGATCAAGCTTTTCAAGCTCTTCATGCAATACCTTGATGTCATACTTTGAACGGGTATGCCTTACATTATCCAATTCGTTTTTAATGTTGCGAACAGTATTGTCATGTTCATCTTCAAGGCGCAATAGATAAGTAAGAGTTTTTTCCTTTGCTTCAATATCGTTTTTAAGTTCATTAAAACGATTTAATGAAACGGTCTGCATTACATTTTGATGTTGCATCATCCAAAGACGTAGTTCGTCACGCTCTTGAAGATTGCTTTGCTGCATCAAAGTAATATCAGAAATCTTCTTTTCAATCTCTTCTATCTCCTGATGACCACGCTTAAGCGCCGACGCCCAATCAAATCCAATATACTTCTTGGTCTTTTCCGTTAATACCGAATAATCGTCCTTTGCATATACGTTCAGCTTATCAAACAGTTCAAGGTCAAGGAAACGAGATAGAATAGCCTTTCTCTGTGTGGCACCCTCTTCAATGAACTTATTAATGCCACCCTGATTTGATAGAGCAGTCATAAGGAAATCCTGGGGCTGACCAACAAGCTTACGGATCTCTCTATCGGTTTCATCCCTGGAAATAGAATTCTTTTCTATTAGCGTTCCATCTTTCTCAATCTTATATAGATTTAGAGAAGTAACGGTCTTATCATCATCCTTCTTTGTAGGCTTCTTTGGAAAATTGCGGACTGTCTCTCTCTTAACAATATAATCTTCTCCACCAACTGAGAACGTTAATTCCGCAGAACAATGCTTCTTGTTCTTGTTAATAATATGAGCGCCTTTAAGAGAACCACGATCTGTTGTGTTAAACAAAGCATACATGATAGCTGCGATAATAGAACTCTTACCAATCTTATTAGGTCCAAAAATACCAACAATGCCTTCAAGTTCAGAAAAGCTTACTTGATTGCCTTCTCCATAACGAAATATATTATCAAACTTAAGCTTCTTAAGACACCATGACACGTCACGAACGGCATTATCAATGTCTTCTTGATTGAGACGATTGAGATAACCACGAATGACCGTAGAAGCCTCTACAAGCTGTTCCTCATTTAAGATATAGCTTTCCTTGTGCGCCTCCACAAACTCTCTGTAAAGCCGGATTAGAGCGTCAGGATCGTTACGTAGATTGTTCTTAAGAACTTGTTCGCCAGTTGTTTCAATAGTTTCCATCCGATTGATAAGGTCATACTTGAATACAACCTCGGAAGCACCCTTATGCTCCTTGAGTTCATTTAGTAGCTGACGAGCTTCAACCTGTTGAACAGGTTGATTGCTGATAATACGAAACCGACTGCCGGGAATATATGAACGCTCCCTACGATCCTTTTCTATAGATCGTAAAGTTGTATTTACGGTGCCAGACCAATTAATCGATACGTATGGAGCACGGTTCTCATGCTCTACAAAATCAACGTCCCATTCCTTCTCATTCTTTATATCCCAAACAAGAAAACCCTTGGTTTCCGCTTCTCCAAAGTTCTGTTGAATTAATGAACCTGGATATCCAACCCATGGCTTAGCAACACCCTTCTTATCAAGACGATAAGCAAGAAACTGTTGCTTATGAATATCACCAAGCATTGTGAAATCCATTCCCCTAAAGAATGAAACATCACGCTCACCATGTTCCATCTTCCATTCGGTATCGGTCTTGCAACCGCTAATAGAACCGTGAAACAAAGCAATGTTTATCTTGCCTTGAATTGGCTTAATAGCTTTCCAACCATCTTCATCAAATGGCGAGAATACATGAAGTGCAAAACGATTGCTACCCTTAACCTCTCTTGGAAGAGAATAAGTTCCAGACTTCTTATAAAGATAAGCATCTGAATGATTAATAGCATCATGAATTGGCGATATGATATCTTGACGATCACTGTTGGTTAGATTACCGTCATGATTTCCAAGAATTGTAATAGATGGAGCAATATCAGCCAGACTACGAAACATCCATGAAAGCTTCTCAATAACCTCGGGCGTAATACCTTGGGTCTTTGTATGGAAAGTATCTCCCGTGTTAATGATAAGATCCGGCTTAACTCTTCGCCTGAGAGTATCAAATAACCTTTCAAAGCTTTCAGTATATTCATCATGACGGGCAATACCACGCCAATGAATATCACTTATTTGAACCACTTTAGTCATTCTTTTATGCCTTTAGTATTTTTGATATCTTTGCCCTTAGCAAATAGTCCTTACTAAAAGGTGTAGCAGTTTCTAATAGGTAGTTAAACTGTGTTTGAGACAGCTCTCCAACGTCTTTATATGGCACAGGAATATCTAAGATATACACCGATATGTCATATTCACTTAACATATCCGCAATCTTTAGAACCTTATCTTTTGCGTCGGGATCTAATGCCAATATCACGGGCGTCTTATGCTTCGCTAACATAAGAAACAACTTATAATCTGTAGTTAAATCAGAACCTAAAAGACACGTGGCATTTGAATTGCATTTAATCAAATCAAATGGACCCTCAACTATAGTCAATGGCTCGTTCCAATTAATATTAATCTCATTGAATATAATATCTTCCCTATGAATATTAGGATTTAAATATTTGGGATTAACATCAGCATATGTTCTTCCAGTAAAATAATTTAAATCACCTTCGGAAGTAAATGATGGCATAATAACACGATTAACAAATGCCCGATCTTCTAACGCAATCCCAAACTTCCAATACCAAAGATGAGAAGGATCAAGGTCTTTAGTCTCCATTCCAAATCTATAAGCAATATAGTTAAGAGCCGCCCTATAACTGATCTCCATATTAATGTCATTGTTAGGCAATGCCAATAATTGAAATCCATTGGGAAGCTTAAACTCAACTTCAGTAACAACCTTATTAACGTTATTGTTGTTGTTAACCTTAAGCTGATGCGTTCCTACAAAACGATTAAGATATTCTACGAAATATCCAGAATGAAATCTACGAATAAGATCCGCAAGATTACGAGATTTATAATTGCAAACCCAGCATTTAACTAAATGACCGGTATCTGTTAGTTTAATAGCTAATTTCTTTTTATTATAAGAACCGCTTTTCTGAGATGAACATATAGGACAAACAAAATTTAAGTTTGCATTTTGACCAGAGCCGGTTATTTGGCAGGTACCAAATATTTTTTCAAGAAAATCTGCTAACTGTCCTTGTGTATACATGCCCAACCCTCATAACATATTCGTTTGCCGTTTATCAACCGTCCAACTTGTTGACGATTTAATTTATGTTGAAAAGATTTTAGTAATAAAATCTATCGCTTGACCTCTGGTATACATCTCACTTCTTCTTTCGAATTTTAACGTCTGTATTCCTTAGTATTTTTATCTGACCGGATCCACTAGATCCAAAATTCTTGTTGCGATCCCAAACAAACCACGCATACTCAATACTATCAGTTCCCTTGCCATTAAATGACGGTCTATTAGGAAGAACATAGATATCGGGAGTATATTGTCGGAGAAAATCTGACCGCTCACCACTACCCATGAAGTTAAGTCGTAATAACATACAAACATATTCTGGCTCCAACTTTATTGATTTCTTTATAAACTCTAATGCTTTTGAAAATGGTGGGTTAGTGATAATAACATCATAATCTTTATTCAAAGGCGCATCCAAGAAGCTTTCTATATAAACCCGGCTTGGGTCCACGGAAGCCTCTAAATCGGTTTTAAACCTATCCTGTAACTCAATAGCAGTCCAAGTAGGGGTTGTACCTAAACCAGCGTTCACAGCCCGTATAATAGCGCCGTCACCGGCTGCTGGCTCTAACCATCTTCCAACAGAACGAAGGGGATACGTATACGGAAGATTAACTTCTTCCAATAAACGATCAACACACCAACTTGGGGTTGGATAATAATCGTTTGCTACACGCTTGTTAGAATTTTTTTTTGTTGCTGACATAATCAAGGATTTATTAACATTCCACCACGGCAGATAACCCAGCTATCACAAAGATCTTCATTAACTTTATCATATATCATCTGACCTTTAAACTGTCCGGATTTTGCCTCACGGATTATCCAAGGGAAATTGGGATTTAAAGTTCTTACGTGCAAGAGAACCTTGTCCTTTGTAGATGAAGATTTATCTTTATAATCTATCTTAATGTTAAGTTTAGAGCGGGCAGAGCGAACATTAACCATAATAGGTTTAACGCCGAATAACTGATAAGCCATATAAGAAAGAATACCATTGAAACGCCCTAATGTCATTATTGTGTCAGCAGAGGAAAACCCTGGTGTAAACTTTTTGGCGGCTTCCTCAATGTATATGCGGCGAACTTTCCAAGATGGATCAATCCAATCTGAAGTAAAGTTATCTGCCTTCTCATATTCATCTTCAAACTTAACGAGTTTCTTATGAGTAAGCTTAATAAGCTCTCCAGTCTTACTATCTAATGCACATATGCCTACAACGGACGTTGAAATATCAAGTCCCAAATCTACTATTCTTTTTTCTCCTGTTGCTTCTCCAGAAGTAGGAAGCGAGCTCGGATTGGAAATATTACTGTCTCCGTCCAAAACTCGTATGTCGTCAATCTTCCCTTTTTTGTTAGACTTTCGCACCATCTTCTTGCTGCCTCTGCTTTCTTAACTACCATAGTATTATTTAACGCAGAGTTTCGTTTGACTTCTATAATCTTCTGAGAACCATTAACATAGTTAACAACAAAATCTGGTATATAAAATCTAACCCTACCAGACTTTGTATTAGCTATATACGCTATTTTATACGGCTCATAATCATATGATGTAATATCTGGATCTTCATCAAAATGCTTACAGACATATAACTCCCAGGAAGAACGATATTGAATAGGATGAGGAGATTTTGGCGATATATGTGTGCCCGTAATATAGTGAGATTGTCTCTTGCCCTTACGGGTTCTCTTTCTACGTTTTGTCGGGGGTTTCTTAATAGTTGTTTTAGTCATAATATCTATTAATAGCAATTAATTGATAAGTGGAACGCTACCAATTAGAGAAGGCTATAGGGGTATTATAGATTAACAGAGACAATAAGACTTAAATGTATGTGTGTATCGCTTAATAATCCATCTTCAAGCGAAAACAAAACTTATCGCCACTTCTCTTAAGGACCGGTTGAGCTATAGATGTTCTACCAATAACATTTAGATTATCATCATGTAATAACACATTTGATATAAAGACGTATTTCTTATCATTTTCATTTGCAAAATCATCTATATCAATATTGCCATTTTGGAACTGAGCATAGCTGGAACTAATTTCCTGCATGGGTCTTGCATACCCATTTACCGATAAAACGTGAATATTCTGAATGCCCTGGAATTCACATTGAAACTGATTAAGACCAAAGAAATAAAGCTGTGGGACTTTAAGAAGGATTATACCTTCGTTATAAAATATATTGCCTATAGAAGACCATGTTGCATGTTCACCAGAAGCATCAGCACGATATAGATTACCATAACCATCATCTTTAATGGTCATTGATATACTACCGCTTATAGAACCGCTTATGTTTGCATCTGTTAATACGAACGTTCCTGGTTTAATACATAAACCATAATACATATTACTGATATCAAAGAATACAACCTGATTACTTGTATTATCACGTGTTCTATCGAAGATTGCATAATCTGAAGCGGGTGTAACTCCACTCTTCCAGAAGTTATCTGGATTATTTGCTCCTTGTAAAGCTACTGATATTGAATTGTCTTGATCAGCAGATTGTAAAACCTGACCTGGGAATGAACCAGTTATCATATCTCTTAAAGAGATTGCTCCTGGCACATAATTTCCTAAATCATCAACAAATTTACTTCCGCTTAAATTGCTTAATAAACCATAGTTTGGAAAGAACTTCCCATTATCATTTGGAAGTATCGAATATAATCTCTTTACATTTGAACCGGTTGAATATAATAAAGTATTTGCTTCTGTTGCTGTTGATAACGTTGTTGTGATAGTAGAAGCTGTTAAATTCATTAATCTCGGGTAACGTCCGGTAATAAAATCTCTTACGTAATTCTCGAGATTTATATAGTGTCCACCACAACCAAAAGCCATTTTGATATCAAACGGGTCTATAGTTGTTCCATCCTTTGCAATCAAAGGAGTTGTTAATACGCCTCCGTCATCATTTACTACTTGTCTATATGGACTTTCTTGTGTAAAGAAAGGCGGAAGATAAAACTTAAGATCACTTGTTATTGATTTTACACCAAAACTATCAAGAGCTTTAATTTCATCGGTATTGAGATATGAATTATATAACTTTAATTCATGAACTTCTGCTTTAAGAGGATAACTGAAAGCATATGATATAGGCGCATCTTGTGCTGTGCTATTTTTCAACTCTTCTATTCCATATTTCAATGATGGGTTTGTAGAAAAAAACCATGATGTTTCATTGGATGGACCAGCGTTAGTTCCTTGAAAATAATTGCCAACGCACAAGATATCTTGATCAAGAGATGCTGAACCAACTGTTAAGCTATTTGTTATAGCAAAGTTACCTTTATTAATTGAATTAACAATAAATGAACCGGAACCAAAATTATAATTTGGACCTCCCCAACGTATTGTTACATGATGCCATTTATTAACTTCTAATGCATTATCATTTGATAAGAACGTATATGCAGATGATGTTAAGGCTAAGTCTGGAGCTATATCTGCGGCTCCTGAGAGCTGTAGCAATAATTTAAAACCACTAATCTTTCCATTGATATCTCGTGCCGATCCTGAACATAAGCTTATAGCAAATGCGCTGGACATATGCATTAAAGTCCCAGGCTTGTATATAACTTCATTTGTATATACAGGCTTTGGCTTTATCCAAAAATCAAAAGAGAATGCATTGGAATAGCTATAATCTCTATAATTGCTATTCAAAGAGTTAAGTGGGTTTGGATATAATAAGACACTTCCAGTAGGGGTATTGCTGGAAGAGAAAAAATTTAAACTATGGTAGTTTGTATAGTTGTAATGAGCAGTAGGATACGAAGTTCTGTAATACGGCATCAATGTATTGATCGTAACAAGCTTACGCATCGTATTCGAATTAAATCGAAATGGAGGTTCAAATCTAATAATTTCTAAACGTTGATATTGTTTAGGAGATACCGGTGTTTCTTGAACCCCCGTTAAATAAGCAACAATTTCCGGAACAATATTTGTAGACCCAGTTGATTTAGTTATCGCATTTAGACGTAATTGATTTAAATCATAATCATTGAAATATGATTTACTATAGTAATTTAATGGATAAGGTTCTTTCTGAAATGTAGAACGTCTTGCAAAAAGATAAAGAGAACCAGTTACACCATCTGTTGAAGAACTGACATAAGTTCTTCTTGGATTGGTTTCAATTGTAAACGTTTCGAAATCATCTGGTGTAACTCGTTGTATTGACATAACATACGTTCAATCTGAAATTTCAGAAATCAAGTCTTACTTTGAAGGTTAAATCTCTTTCAGAATCTTTAAGAACCGGTCTAGACACCTTAGCTACGCCCAATAGATTGTTGTTGTCATCGTATAGACCAATAGAGGAAACAAATGTAAATGCTTCTTGTTCTAATTCTTGTCCTTCATCAATAACTACGATTCTATTGTTAGAATCTGTAAAGGTTGGATTCGAAGAATAATTGAATGAGTCTGGATTTGCACGACAGAAAAATATTGTGCTGTTAATGTTTGTTACGTTCTGAAATGTCATTGCAGTTTCATTCGAAGCTGTAAATCTTGTTGAACATAAATGATCAAGAAAATCATCTATAGAAGCAGATGCTCCAAACATACAAAGTGATGCCGACATATTTGGATTAATTCCGCTTGTATATTCTACAGAACTGATGGCTCCGGAGATAAAAGTTCTTTGATCAAAACTTCTTGACATATCAAGAACCATGATGCCACGGTCAAGAAACAATAAACCATATGGATTAGTTGTTACAGCAGAATCAACCAATACAGCAGCCTCGCCACCAACGGTATAATATTTGTTTGTGCTTGAATTGATATCGGTAAGAATAGAAGAACTGACGCCTGGAATAACAATATTATTTGTTACATCAGCCGGAGTAGGAACTAAAACACCATTGCCAGAAGCAGACATAAAAAATCTTATTGCGGTTGTTTCTCTTTTGACTTTATCACGTGCGAATAGTCTCTTGAAACATACGAAAACTGCTTCTTTGATTTCAATTGTATTGTTTGATGCTGGAGCTGTTGCTGTAAATGTTGCAGTTTCATCACCAAGAAGTTCACGTGCAAATAAACGATAGATATCTATTTTCTCTCTCATCATAACAGAGTTAGCTGGAAATATGTATTTGCCGTTTGTATCTATCGTAGGGGACCAAGCAGATACTATAGCTGAACTTGTAGCATAACCATATGTTATATCAAAAACTGGATTGGCAGTTTGTAAAGTAAAGTCTTGATCAAATACTGTTTGAAATAAAGAAGACGTTACTCCCGGTCCAAGACCTCCAGTTACGAACACTTGATATTCTCTTCTGGTTGCAGAAGAAGAAACATCAGAACCAATGATATCAACCAATTGGTTTAAATAAGAAGTTGTTGACTTAATATCTTGATTGTCAAACGCTTGAAAAGTAGCCATTATACCTTGTCCTTATCAGGTTAATTTGTTGATCTGAACCAATATGTCTAATGTAGCTCCGGATTGTAATCCGGTAACTTTCATATACGTATTGATTGTGGTCTTAGTGCTGGTACCATTTACAGCGCCATATATTTGAAACTGAGATGTTGTGATAGAACGAGTTCTTAAAGTAAAGTTAAGAACTGAACCATTTGTGTCAGAAGACTTGCCAGCGGTAGATGCTATTAGATATGATGATGTTTGATTTTGAGACTCTGTATATTCCGGTGTTTCTTTATCTATATCTAAAAATTGTGAGTTGATTTGAATCATATATGTAGCGTCTACTAACTCACTATTAACATTAAGCGGATCAGCAAATACTTGTTGGATTGATACGTTTGAAGTTTTTGCATTTGACGCACCAATTTGAATATTCGTTAAATTACCAACAAGACTAATGCTTGGTAGGTATATTAGATTTGGATCAGAAACCGATATACAACGATATTTTTGCGCCAAAGAACCATTTGTAAGTGCTTCAAAGATTGGTGTATTTTTTTCAATCTTTTCTTTACCTACTGTACGACCATATTTTTGAATGATGCCGTAATCGATTTCATCATCGCCAAGAGCAAATTTGCTAATTTTAAAGCTTTGATTGTTTTGTGAAAGAAATTTTCTTCCAGTATCGGTTAGAACAGCATCTAATATGATGTTATTTGTATCACCTTGTAAAAATCCCATATGTATCTCCAAACCTTATTTTATTAAACTAAGCTTGTCGGTGGTTAAGCTTCCTATATTATTATTTATTGAAGTAGTTGAATTTTTTGATATGTTATTTATTCCAGGCTTATTACTTTGATTTCTCGTATCTTGTAATGCAATATCAATAGTTTGTTCGCTTTGAAGGTCAATATTAATCATTTGTAGTTTATAGATAGAATTTGAATCTGTCTTCAATAATTGTAAATCTGTCGGTGGGCTACCCTGACTCGTGACTTTTAAGTATTCCGGATTGAAGATTATTTGTAACTTTTTAGAACCACTTGTTCTTATCGAGTCAACAAATGCATCTTTTTGTAAGAAAAAGTTTGGATATGCTTTTGGAGCGCCTTGCTTAGATATTGATCTTTTAATTAATTTATTTTGATTTCTATCAAAAGATATCTGTAATTGAACCGAATAATTTGAACTGTTTCCATGAGCATCTATAGAAGCCAGCGCATATATAGCGTTACTTTCCTTCGTAAACTCATCATCTCTATAGTATTTTATTGGTAATGCTGTGCCATTTGCGCTACGTAAATTATCAACTAAGACTTGATCTATAAAATTTTCAGACATCTCTATTGCAGACAAAGGAGTTTGACTATCATTGAAATCATAAACTTTATATAATTGAAATGGTTCATTGACTCCATTTCTTTTGAATACTTGAACATATTTTATGTCACGTTGTGGATTCACTGGTAGATTCCATGATAAAAAGGGGATATTGTTTTGATAATCCCATGTGATATCAAAATCTACAGGTGGCGGCGGAGGAATATTTTCTTTGCACGTTATATAGACTTCAGGACTTCTTTGAGATGCCACCAGATAAGTTGTCATACCAAATTCAATACTATCGTCAGTAATGTTATAAGTTGGTATTTCTAATAAGAATACTGACTTGACTGTGTAGCCATATTGTGTTCCATATTTGACATTATAATCAATACACTCAGAAACGTTAATAGATTCAACTATAACTGGAGGTTTAGTTATAGGTTGTCCGGTTGTTGGATATTCTGTTTTTTCTACGATGTAGCCAATTAGTTGAAAATCTGTTTTATATACTCCTGGTTGAACTTCTGTATTGTAGCTGATATAATTTGGCATATTCATTTGGTAATCAACAGCATCAATTATAGAGTTTGATCTCGCTACAATAGCATTTTCCTGCACTGTGTTTGCCAAAGGCAAAGTGGCATAGGTTTCATTACCATATATGTTGTCTGGTTGTTGAACCGAGGATCTTAGTAGAGTGGCAATTCTTTTATTATTGAAAGAAGCCTTAAGCTTAACGTTTCTAATTTGATTGATTATACTTTCAGTTATAGCCGCTTTGTTTTCATTGTTGATATATTTAACACCATTTTTTTCCAAATCAATAAAAGATTCAGCTAAGAAGCTTGATTCAATTTGATTAGAAGTATTTGCATTTAATATTTTTACTATATCAAGTTGAGATAGACTATTAGTATCTATAGATTGTTGAACTATAATGGAGTTAATTGCTTTATTAATAGCATATAGAACTTTTCCATCTGCTCCATTATCTTTGAATAAGATGCTTGTAAAAAAATCTGATGATAGCGTTTCTTCATCCAATATTTTATCTAAGTTATTTTTTATTGATACGGTGCCAATCCAATCGGGTCTGTTTCCAAGTATTATTGGATTCCATTTGAGATTAACGTAACGTGGAACAAATCGTTCAATTTTTCTTTTTAACTGTTGTCTCAACGTAATGTTTTGATAATTTTGAAGATCATTTTGTAGACGATTTGGGGTTGCATTAAGAGGATTTTCATTCTTATATTCATCAGGCAAATAAAAATTGTATACAAACGAAGCCTCTGGAATTTGTATTTCTCCGGGAGCATCTATGATTACAGCTTTGTTAGATGGATATGATTTCGTCATGTAGTATCCTTCAGAATATCTTTTTTCTTGTGATATTATTGTTCAAACCCTGTGTCACCAAAGCGTTCCGCAACGTTGATCTTAAACGTGACATACTATTGCCATTAGCGGTCTGCGTTATGGTTGGAACTATAGTTCCTTGTCTCGTATCTTCTGCGGTTTCTATCTGAACAAATATGTCCTTAAGAATAAACTCGGATGCCTTCCCATCAATAAGATAATATTTGTTATTTTGACCTTCTTTTCTGTATATAATTTTATTTCCCAATGGTGTTAACAATGCATTGATGTCTGGATTTAGTAATTTTGTTTTTTCAATATCAATTTCCATTACATACATTTGTATTGGCAAATAAAATATTCTGTCAAAGACTTTTGGATACAAAACACGACTAACAACTTCGCCTTGATTAAAAACCAAACTTCCATATGTGAATATTCTATATAAGTCTTTTACATCATCAGCTATGTCCGTATTAGCTAATATTTGTGCTGTTGAACTTTGTCCAGAAGGAACAGATAGATTCAATTGCTTTATATAAGCATCTATTAAATTTCTTGCTTTTGGATTGAGAATACGAGATGGCGCCGTGGGGAAAACAAATGTATCTTCCGATGGTTTAACACCGGTTGTCATACTCATATACAAACCAAACAAATAGCTATTTGTATGATTGACAATAAGCTCTTTAATTTGTTCTTCATTTAAGAAATTATATTTTGGATCTTTTTTAAGAGAATCATATGATACTTCTTTTGGATTGAAAGGTTCTTCAAAATCTGTAATCGATAATCTGTTAAGAACATCAATATATCTTTCGCCAACTTGAGGTTTTGTATCAATCAAATTCTTTTTTGTTGTAAAAAGGCTGGCATCAAAAATAAGCTTCGTTGGTTTAAATATCAAATTTGGATACTTGGCATTACGCACATAAACGTTAACGTATATGATGTCTCCTTGACGATCTCTAAACGTTTTATCATTAACGTTTCTAATGCTTATTTTATCCGTCAGATACTTAGTAAACCCGGAAGGAAGACCAACCGTTAGTATCTTATAATTTCTTTTTATATCCGCTTCACCAAAGCCTGTTGTTGGTTTATAGTTTTCTAACATCTTTTCTAATGCAGAATATTCTTCCGGAACTATAACGTCTGACACTATCATCTCAATATCTTTAATATTCGTATTTGAGTTAGTGCCGCCACCAGGATTTGACACAAATGTAAGTGGAACATTTGTTTTTTGTTTTATGTCTTGAAATGTTTGTGCTGATATACGAAGCTGAGAAAGATTTTTAATTAAATTTAAGTTTGTTATTGGACTTGATTTCAAAAAAGCTTTTAATCCATCTTGAGTGAAGAATTGTTTTACTTGATTTAGTGAAAGATTTAAGTTGTCTCCAATAACTTTATATATTCCCAATATGTTGCTTATATCATCATATTCTTGTTGAATTTTTTTCTTATTATTTTCCAATGCAACAAAGTATACATTGTTACTTCTTTCGGTTTGCAAGTCTTCTTCTTTAGAATCCGAAGTAAGAAGACCTATAGCCTTTTGTGTCATTCCAGTATTTGTTAAATCAATAGCTAAATTAACGACGTTGATAACTCCCGTTTTTGTTTCCGAAGAAACAGCCGCCGTGAAACTAACATTTACTGTTCCATCTGGTCCAGGTTGGTCACCTTGCTTATCTGCTTGAACTTGATAAGACCCTGATACTCTTGTTTCTGTTAGTTGTATTTTTCCAAAAACATCTTGACTTAAACTTCCCTTTATTTTTATGAATGAATACTTTTTGGCATATTGACAAAATATTTCATAAAGCATGAAAAGTTGTGTGCTGCAACTAAGAGAACTCAATCTTGTTCTTCCGGAATTGTCATTTAGTAAATGCACATTTGAACCGTTGACTTGTGCCGACTCAAAAAAAATGTTGACAAGCTTAATATATTGATATATTAAATTAATACTTCCAAATGGTCCTTGACCTAAAACAGCTTTTTGCAAAACGTTTGATATATCAGTGATGCTTATAAATGTTGTAATCTCTTTGCCGCTATTAAATCCAGAAACATATGGATTGTCTGGAGATTCAGATTTTATTCCTTGTTGATATCTGGATGATATTGCATCGGCAGATTGTTTAAGTAAATTAAAAAGCTTAGAACCATCTACGGTACTTGTGTCTTCAGTAAAATCTGTCAGTATAGATTTATACAAAGAAGAAAGTTTTGAGACTGTATCTATCTCATTTCTTGCCAATATATTGAACAGACCTGTTTTTTGTTCTGGCAAGTTTCTTATAAGTCCAGCTAATATACAGAATTGAAAAAGCTCAACCTTTAAATCCGGATCTGAATTGGCAGCATTGAATATGCTCATTATTAAAGCTTGTTCGGTGGTTACTTCAAGAATTCCTGGGTCTGGTACATTAAGTTCATTAATCTGTCTTGTGAGATCGTCAATTCTTTTTTGTAGAGCTTTGACAATAGGAGGGTTCTTGATTTCATCAATTGCTTTGTCAATCCCAGACTCAGTAGCCTGATATGCATTATCCCGGTCCCCCGACGAGTTTAGACCGCCTCCCTGGCGTGATACTTCGATCTCACCAGCCGGAATATTTTTTTGCTCTTCTGTCAACTGTTCTGTAGCTTCTTTCTTGTTTTGTTCCAGAGCCAGTTTCTTAAGATATTTTGCAGGATCTAATCTACTTGCAACCTCTTCTTCGGTTTCAGTAACTTTATCAAATGCAACATAAAAAGCTTGCAAGATTTTCTTTTGAAGATCAATCGGATTCAACAGTTTATCTATTGTTTGACCAGCAGTTGTGGTATCTTCAACGTTGAAAAGAGTAGTAATGATATCAGAAGCATTTTGAATTATTGAAGTGTAATTGCTTATATACGTCGTATAAGGTTCTGTATTCCATTCTGTCCCAGAGGGTTTTATAATTTGTTCAGAATAATAAGAATCACCAGGAATCCAAACCAAATTTGAATTGTTGGGATCGTTGATATATTTTGTTTCAAAAGGCAATACATTGACATTTGATTGTCCTTGTAATGGAACATATGTTAACGACGATATTCCATTTCTATTTTGTGGCGCTTGTAGTATGTTATTTGAGATATCTCCTAATATAGCTACAAATGGATTTCCGGAATTTGGTGCATTAAATTTTCTAAGTAATGTTTGATTTTTTGAATTTCCAAGTCCGCTTGAGATAACGTATTCTTTGGCTAAAACATATGTAAGTAAATTAATTCTTGAATCTGTCTCTGTTGGTAATAAGCTTAAGAACTTGTTAAAAGTAGCAGGGTCAGATGCATTAATAACAGCATTATTTTGAGGCTGAAAGTTTGATATATCAAAGTTATAACCAACTGTTTCTTGGCTAAGATCTAAATTGATAGGGCTCCTGTCGCCCAGCCGTGCCAAGTTTAATCTATCCAAAAATCCAAATGAATAGTTTTTAAGTCTTATATTGAAATCATATAAAAGTTGCAAAAATAGCTTTGTTTCAGAAAATATTGAATATTGTTCTTCTGTATATTTCATGTTTTCAATGAAAAACTTCTTAAGAGAAGGAATATTCTTTTGATTAATTTTATAATTTTCTTCTGGTATTAATCTTATCTCAAGTGATTTCTTGATCGTATTGATATTATCTAATACGTTTTTATAAAAATTTAGGTTATTTTGAACGAGTTGAATTTCTCCAAGATAATCATTGCGAACCGGTCCAAATACATTGTTTTGAGTATTAGCCGCTTTAACGTTTTTAATAACGCTTAATAATGTATCTTGTCTTAACTGTTTGGTCTGATATTGAAACTTTAAAAACAAACCAGAATCCGTGTATTGTCTCTGTAGTATAGAATCTGCGTTCGCTGAATTAGTTAAAGCTTTCCACATTGGAGCTAAATCCAAAACAGAGATCAGTTCTGGACGCAAATCTTGTCCGGAGACACCTGCGCTCGCCGCAAATTGAAGTTGATTATCTGTTGACGTTAACGTCGCAACATTTAATGAATCTTGAGATAGCTTGGCGCTTGTTTGTTCAAGAGGAGGAGAATAAGAAATGAGCGAGGGGACAGTCCTGCCGCCTTGTAACGGCTTTTGATTTAGTAATGTGTATAAGGTATTAGTATTAATTTTGCGAGCGTTATAGCTGACATTAGGAGGAGCAACAAAATTAAAGTTTTTTGTATTTGGTATACGATTTATTAAATTTGCAAATGTGATATCAACGGTTTCATTAACACCAGAAGCAATAGAATCACCAAGTGTTTCTTTTGCTGGATTGGTAACAATACCTGCATCGTTTCCAGTTGTTTTTCTTATATTGACTGACATAGGCTTTTATAAGTAGTATTATATGACAATTCTATTTGTTTGTGATGGTGTTCCTTGTATATCATTGTAATAAACTGGAGTTATAAAGTATGTGGCCGGTCCCTTTTCGTTATTGTTTAGCTGATCTAGATACGTATATTTGCCTGTAGAGTTCATACTGTGAGCTGCTCCAACAATTGTTTTAAGTCCAGACATATCACGAGTTATTATAAAATAGTCAATTTTTTTATGATTTCCGGATACGCTCCATTCTATTAAGCAACCCCTGTTTCTAATGAAGTTAACAACAGAGTTGATAATTTTAGGAAGGTCTTCAAGCACCGATATTGACGTTTCTTTTATATCAATTACCGGACCAAATTCAAATGATGGTAACGTTTGAGGATAGCTTCTTATGATAGATGTGTCGCTATATAAAGTGCCATTTCTAAAAGTTACCGGCTGGCTCCATTCATATGGATAATATTCATAACTTTTTAAAAGATTTGAGTTTTTTCTACTTTCCTTAACCGTCTTTGAAACAGTTCTGTGGATAGTAGGATACAAAGTTTCCGGATCCCTTAAAAGAGTTGTAATTGTATACTTGTATTCTATCCCAGGAACTAATGGTTTTATGCCTTTTGATGTCCCTTGCTTTCTATCAGAAAAATTAACATCAGTTATAACGCCAAAATCTTCAATCTCATTAGAATATTTATTAAGTCTTATAACCTTATAAGCAAATAAATTTTGTAATTTTTGTTTGTTGTTAATTATTTCTTGACCATATTCTGCTAATAGATTTTGATCAGTAAAAAGTTTCTTAAGATCCTCTGCTTGGTTACTGTTGATGCTATAGGAAACAGTAAACGTTACGTCAGGGATACCATTGCCATACGTAGTGTTTTGTATGTTTGTTATATTGGCGGTTGCTATATTCTTATCAATTGGTCTAAACTCAATAGTCAATAACTGAGGAGCCATCTGTTCGATGCCGTCTAAATATATAATCCCAATCTTGTATTCATAAACGTTATATTTTTTAACATTCGTATCCACCAATCTCATAGGCAAAATACTGTTAGATTGAACACGAATTATGTTTGAAATGCGAGCGAATTTTTCTTGATTAACAGTCTTATTTCTTCTATAAAAACAAATAGCTACAGCTTCAACTGGAACATCGGTCGCTTTAATAATTAACGAATCAACATCGGTAGAATAATCTAAGACACAGAAGCTTCTTCTGTTGGTGATTTTTCTTGAAAGAGCCCGACTGTGATTTGGTATTAGAATAGTGCTAAACACAGAAGATAAAGATTTATTTTCATCATATGGAATAAATCTATAAATGATATCATTATTTGTTTGCACCGCATCTCTGAAAGTATATGGATCCATTCCAGAGGTCAAAGGGATATCAGCAATTTTAACATAATTAGCTGCGGTATCATTAGCCTGTGAAAACAAGGTTCTACGATAAACGGAAATTCCTTTTGCGACTGGATCTAATTGTTCTACCATTATAGTAGTTCCTGATGAACCAGGATTATTTTTCTTATTAATTCTTGGAGGTATAGTGATGAATAAAGTATTGACATTTGTGTTATGGGATACGAATACCTCAAATCTTTGAAGTCTTATTTGATTGTTATCAAACAACTCAAATATTAATTTGAAATCTGATTTTCCAAATATACTAACGGGGATTATGATTTTATCTGAAACGTTAATTGTTTCTGTTGCAACTTTTTTAATGGTTGTTACAAATGTGTCTTTTGGTAAACTTTCTTGTGTTTTGATTGTAGTTTTAGAAAGTGCTGAAGATATGATATTTTTAACTCTTGAGTTTTGAGAGAACAATGAGGTTTGAGTAAAATTTAAAAGCGGTTTAACGCCAGCAAAAGTTTTTGCCAATGGAACAATAGCATTAGTTCCGCCAATATACAAACTCGCCGGATCAATCTTCTGTGTATATCTAAGATTATTTAGTTGCTTTCTTATATTGAACTTACTTGGAGCAATGTTCTGTAATAAGTTGGCATTGATATTAAGATTATTAGTATTTGTATTTTGATTTAGCGCATTCATTGCGCCAACATTTTCACTAACAAACACACGTGTATATAGATCGTTATTTTTAACATCACTAACAGAATAATATTTGCGGATATCTCGTCTTACGGAAAAAGCATAATTGTTTCTGGCATAAGATAAATTTTGATATATATTGACTTGCTGCAATATGTTATCAACCATCGTTTCTGCCGATGATCCTTTTATGATTTGAGGTTTTCTATTGTTGTTTCCAAGTTCTGTAGAAATGCTTATCGTTAACGATGTTGCCTTTAAAGCATCTGCCAACTTAGGATTAAAGGAATACGTTAAACGATATATAGCTAAACCACTTATAACTTTATTAAGAACTGGATTTACTGTATCTTGTTTTATTATTGCGGATTGCGGAGATTGCTTGCTTAAAACCGGTAATACCATATTAATCCTATAGCTCCCAAACCAAAGTAAACATATTGACGAAAGTTGGGGTATTGTTGCTGTCTATAAATACTTTACCAACGAAAAATACATGATGGGCATTTCCGTTTCGGTCTGGAGGAAATATGCCATAGTCAACAACATCAAGCTTCTTCATCCCATCTGAATATACTTCAAAGAATTGACATAACAAGTTATTTTGACGTGAGGTTTCCGTAAAATCAATATCGTAGCTATAACCAGTCTGTTGAGATGCGCTCAGTTCCGTAGCTAAATCTTGATAAGAAACATATGGAGCTTGATTTAAGTTTTTATATGATCCAATCACTAAAGAATTTGTTTTGCCAATTCTTGGCTTGTTAATTGGTGGCAGATATTGAAAGTTTGGTACGTGGGAAAGTCTCTTGTCAAAGAATATACTTTCTACTTTATCAATATCAATTTCCTGTATGCCAGCAGATGATATTGGATTGGTATCATTAATCTTATATGTTAATTGTTTTTTGTCGAGAATGAATTCATTAAAGTTTATGTCTAACGGATCTGGGCTGGCTAATATTGAAAGCTTCTTAAAGTTTTCTAAAGATGAACTTAGCAGAGTTGTTGCTAATGAGGCAAACTGTGATCCACTTATAAACGGTGCTTCAAATCTTGTTGAACCGGTAAGAACAGGAAATACTTTTCCAGCTCTTACTCTATAGCCGCTATTACCATCAACAAAGTTAGCTAAGAGATTGCCACTATCATCTGTTTCAAATACAATGACATCTTGCGGCAGATTACCGGCTTCAAATGTCAATCTTGAGGTGAAGTCTGGTCCGCCTGATACAAGCGTGTCTAAAGCGTATATGGCGCTTGCATCACTGAAAGATACGTATTCTACATTCATCTTTCCTGTGGCAGCTTGGCGTCTGCCTTCATTGGTGATGATGGTATCTAAAACCCTGCTGCGATTGTCAAGTATACCAGCCATTTTCAATCCTCATTTGGTCTATCAAAGAATGGTTGACCACTCCGATATTCTAAATCATAAATACCGCTATCATAAGGATTATAACTTGGATTTGTTGCAGTTACGTAATCTATAGTATCTGCATATATTGCAGTGCCGCTTACAAACTCAACACTAACTGGTCCATCAACAGTTCTCTTGAGAAACTGTTTTGGAAAGTTATATGGGTTTTCACCTTGTATTTGGATATATTTTGTAAAAATTCTTTGCTCCAACATATCTCGAAACTGTCCATATTTTCCTCGGCGCCAAATTGCAGAAGTTGGCGTGTTTATGCCGCTATATAGTCCATATTTCCAGCCACGTATTTGCGGATTATATAGATTAAATTGAGGAATATCAACATGACCATATAAATCATATGGACTCCAATCAAGAAAGCTTGGTGTTTTACCTTTGCGCCCTACATTCAAAACTCCACCATATTGCCATTCAGTTAAATCTAACGAGAAACCATCTCCATAACCAAAAAAAGCCTTACTATAATCATAGTTTGTTGGTTTTATAAAAGAACCTACTGGTTTATTAATCTTAACAAGAGGAGTAACAGTATATTGATCAATAAAATCAAATTTTGAATTTAGTGTTGTACTTCCGGATACATCTGCCAAACGACATATGAGCACGGTGTCATAAGTAATTGGAGGCATCATAATTGGGGTGTCATATATGTTTTCGTTAAAATCATGAGTGGTGACGCCGCCTACAGTCATTGTAAATGGTGGTATTGAGATGTTGCTGACGTTAGATATTAATGTTCTTTCTATAGAACCAGCATAATAACTTCTAAAAGAGTTATTTCTATTTGTTGATGTATATACAACATTTTTAGAACCAGAACCATATGTTTGACTTGAATATATTACGTTTCCTAGTCCAGACGATCCAGATAATCTATTTGGATAATCCAAGTCACCTCCATTTGTTCTTAAACTTACCCAATTGTTACCATCATCAGAACTAATTTGTATTTCCCCGTCATCTCCAACAATTACCCAATCATATGCCTCTAAGCCCTGATTTGAATTAAGGGAATACATTTTCTTAACATCTACAAAAGTGCCGTCATAGCTATTGGCTGGCGTTTTTTTAAGCCAATTTCCGCTCGAAACACCACCGTTTGTGTTTTTTAATATAGTCCCATTAGCACCAACGCATATTACAGTTCTGTTGCTTGCTAATCCGAGCGCACCGCTAATATGAGAATACGCTATTGAATATAATGGAGGAACATCGTCCTGGTCTGCCCAAATATTTACAAGATTAACATGACTATACGTATTTGTTGTAGCACTACCATTTGAACCAAATGATCGAGCAATATAACCAGAACCAGTCGGTGATAGGGTAGTGCAATCCAATCCACAAACCCAACTATAAGGGAATGTCCCGGTTCTATCATCCCATTTTCCGCACGTAGTAGAAAACCATATAGTATCTGGTCGATCAGCTTGCCCAGCAGTATTTACTGTAAATGTATTTGCTTCGCAGCTTGCATATGCAGAAGCACCATCGTTTCCTCCGACACCTATTAACGCCCTCGTGTTTCTTGTAATGCCAAATTCATCATATGTATCTACCTTGCCAACAACAAATATTTGCTGAATTGTGGCAGTTATATTCTGCCCAGCAGGATTTTTAGTAGAAAAAGAATATAGATCAATATCAATTGGAGTAGTGCCGCCCGCACCCATGTTAGATTCTTGATCTAAGTTAACTAATTCCCAGTCGTCTCTTGAGGGAACTTTATTCTGCCATCTACTGGATTTAGTTCGAACCAATTTCCCTCTTCTGTTTCCGTTTGTATCAATAGCTTCTACAATTAATAACCATTGCAAATGACTGCCATCTGTATTAATAAGTGCTGAATTATATGCTATAGGCATCGCATCACGAATAGAGCCAGTTGCATTTGTATATGACGGTATTATGCCTTGCCCGGCGCTATATATAGTCGGCGGCCAATTATCTATTTGCAATGGCAAGTTAAATGCATTTGGGTCCACGGCGCTCGCCAAGGCATGAATCGAAGAAATAGTGTTCCACGTATGGGACAGCCCAGTTGAGCTTGTTAATATTGTTCCATTTTCTCCAAAAGCAACATAAGCTGGATTTACAGACCCAGAATAGTTGCTCAGGTATACTTTTTGTAATGGATTATAAGATTTTGTATATACGTGCTTATGTGATATATTAGATGGTAAACTGGTTTTCGAACCAAGACCCACCCATATCTGAGAATATTGAGCATATCTTTTAAATGTTCCATCTCCATATGCATAAAACAAAGAGCCTAATTTATTTGTTTGAAATGGAGGACTATAAAAACTACTACTATATATATCAGTTTCTATGCTCTCATTATCTAATGAAGTTCCTAGATACTTTTGCAGATTCTTGAACTTGGATTGAAAAGGATATTGATATAACCAATCTGGGTTTGTAAAAGAATTAATTGGGACTGTCAATATATTATTGTTTAATGCATTTGGAACAGGAATATTTGTTCCTTGTGCTGTTAAAAATATGTGTGCGCTAGCTTCTATCAACGATGTTCTATTAAGAACTGGTGATGCATTTAAACTGGAAGAAAATACTTGTTTCCAACTTGAAGTAGTCTGCAAATAAGGCAACATCTGTTGATTAATATTTGCAATTCCTATAGGAGAAGGCGTAATAGAATTATATATAATTTCATTATCACTAAATAATTTTATATTTCTATTTTGAGTTTTGGAAGGAATATAAGAGCCAGAGATATACCCAAATGCATCTGATCTAGAGATATCCTTTGCAAAAAAGGAAGAAGATATTAATCCAGTTGTTTTTAAAGCTATTGTGCTACGAGTTGCGGCATATTCATTCTTAAAAATAGAGCCATAAATATACCGGTCAGTATATGATCCAGAATATGTTGCGTAAGTTTCAATTTCAAATTGATCAAAGATAGGCATATTATTCTATGACCTCGTGTATAGTTTCTGATGATAGAAGTTGATTTGTTCCGTCATTATATTCTTTATTTGCTCTTATATAAGAACCGTAAAGAACTAATTTAGCTGGAAGGTTTTCTGATACGGTTTCATGTATTGTAAAGGTGCTCTCGACACCAGCGGCAGAAGTATTGATATAAGCTACTGGAAATTGAGATACTGGCATTTGAAACCCTAATATTAGTTTATCTTTTGGATTAAGAATATATGGATTTATTTTAAGCTTTTCTGCTGGCCATTGTCTGTCGATACTTGATATAGCAGTTAGTTGCGGCTGAAGGTTATATGAAGCAAACAGATCATTTGTTAACCCACGTGTTGTTGGTTGTAACATTGAAAGTCCATTTCGGTATCCATCATAGCCAAAAATTTGTTTTCTAGTGGTTCCAGCAAGATTATTATAATATTGTAACAAATTAATGCCAATTTGATTTGGTCCTAAAGTTGGGGATCCCATACTCATGGAAAAAACCGGTCTTACGTTAACATATTGCACGCCCAAATAATTTGTTACTTGACTTCGAACTACAAAGTCATTTGAAGTAATTGGTAAAAGATCTTGAAGATTTGAAGTTAGAAATCCTAAATCTTTAAGTGGAGTAAGGCTGGCAACAGAGAATAATTGAGAAAATCCAACTATATCTCTTACTGTATCGACACGTGTAGTTACATTTAAATCAAAATCATCTTTTGTAAGAGAATAATCAATTGGTACTGACGCACTAACTGGCGTGCTCCCAACGTCATTGAATGTAAAATTATAATTAAAGTTCTGATTATAACGTTGATTTAATATAAAAAACGTAGCGCATGAAGCTGAAATAGGTTTTACTGTTGAAATGACAGTCGGATCAATATCGGACAATTCATAACTTAAATTACCCATTTGCAACACTGCCTTTTCCAAAACAAAAGGTTCAGTTATGTAGTTTGATATATCTAAAGTTTGAGATCCGGTTGCATGAAATTTTGGATGAAATGGAAAACCAAAACCATTTCCAGTATATGCAATATTCGATACGTCACCTTTTGTTACGGCGATGGGCAATAACGAGTTTGGATATCCAATTGGATAATATCCGTAATAATCTTCCAAGGTTGTTATAACATTTAATGGCAATCCAACTCCGATTGGTTCCCAAACGTTTGTTTGAAAGTTATAGTAAGCCATTGGAGAGCTGTATGTAGTTTCGAAACCGTTTCCTAACATGCCGGTGTTAACAGACAACTCTGTATTTGTTGCAACCGGTATAGGTATTTCAATCTTATTTTTGCTCCAAAGTGGAGAACTAAATCCTTCACCAACATGAGCAATTGCGCTACCAGTTGCAAAAAAAGGATTTTGAACTACGGCTCCCTTAGCATCAGCAGCAAACTGCTGTTGATCATGGAATGGTTGCATCTCCTGACCTGGAGAGAAATGAACCCATTCCTGGTTGTCTCCAACCCCTTTAACAATAGAACCAGTAACTAACATACCATCTCTGTTAAAGGTGGTCATGTATTCTCCAGCATCTACTGGATATGGATCATTGTCAAGGTCGATAGAGGTTCCGGCTATCACACGTCGTTTCTTATTCCATGGAACTTGAGAATAATATAGCTCTGCAATTTCTGTAACGGTTAATACTCTATCAAATACTGACATTTCTCCAATAGAACCGGTTAAGTCTGCATTAAAACTATACAAAAATCCTGTTCCAAGTCCTAATTCTACTGGAGTACCAGTATTGTATCCGTTAAATCCGCCGCCCTGAGATGTTATTGCATTAGGATTAACGTATTCTCCATTCACATACACTTTAATAGAATTAATGTCAAATACCGGATCAGTATATGTGCCTCCTCCATTGTAGGTAAAAGCAAAATGATACCAGTTTCCAACTAAATCTGAAACTGGATCTGTATCTAACTGAATGGAGTCTGCCGAATAACTAGTACTTATAAATGCGACTTGAAATTTAAGTTCTCCAGCCCCATCTTCAACTGCTGCGGCGTAATAATCAACATTCTCTACGTTCCATGGATTTGCTCTGCAAGGTCCAGTTACTAGAACATGAGAGTTGATTGTATTCTGATTTGAGCTGCTATAATAAAACCATCCAGCTACAGTAAAGTTATCAAATTTTCCTTTTGGATACGGTCCAGTAAAATTGGAAAACTCAAATAAAGATTTGTTAGAATCTAAATTTTGTGCTAGCAACGGATAAGTTGAAGTGACAAGGTTTACCGGATCTCCCTCTAAAGTTGCATATGCACTAAAACTTGGTTTAAAATCGTATGATTTATTTGGTTGTATATATGGAAATTCAATATTTGTAGTTATTCCTTGGCTTGGAGTTGCTTTATCAATATCTACATTATAAGCTTTGCCATTATGTGGAAAAGATTGACTAACGCCAATAAAATTAAAATTAGTTAAAGGATCGTCAGCCAGATTAAAATCTAAATATGGGAATGTTCCTTCTTTAAGAGAACCAGATATTTCCGATTCAAAAGTAATATTACCTGCCGCTGAACCGGTTGGTCCTAATCTTTGCATGGTCCAATAGCCAACCATATTATCTTGCCATGAAGTTCCATTTGAACGATGACCGAATACAACCGTCTGAACGTCGTTATAACCTACTTTATAGTTACCAGTACGTCCGTCCAGGGAGAAGCGCACGTTGGTTGGATAAGAGCCTGTAAGAGCATCCTGACCACGTAATTGTAGCTTTGGAGAAATAACTCTTATTCTTGTCCTTTTCTCTTGCCTGCTCATGAACCTCTACTCCATCCAGCATATGCTATGCTATCAGTTCCATAACGACCTTGTTCTGGTCCATATACAGAATATCCAGCAGTAGCCGATTTTTGAGTATACGTTTCTCTTATGTCCTCGTCTAAATTGATATCTAATAACTCAAGACGACTCAAGAAAGTTTGATTAGAAACAGTATTTGAATTAATACTCAGTTGCTTAACTATTTCTTCGTTTTCTGTATCGTCAAATGGGTTGCCCAATCTTTGAACGAATTTAACATAACCTTCTATTATAATATCGTCTTCAATTGCACCGGCTCCAATATATTGCTGTCCACCATCAAAAAATGGTGCCGCCGTCAATGGTTGCTCATATTGTATGAATTGCAATACACGATTATTAGATTGCACAGCGTCTGAAGTTGGATTGCCATCTTCAAGATTTCCTTTTGGACGATGAATTGGAAAGGCACCTTCGATATATGATGTTTCTGCCCTGAATGGAATAGTAAGAGGCTCCATAATAGCTTCTTGTCCCTGTTGCGGACCATCATTGAAATATATTGGATAAGGATAATCGTTATTGCTTGTTATATATTGAATAGGGTTGAAAGGAATAGTATTATCATAATATTCCGTAGTGTTTTCATATTCTGTCCACGTTCGAGCTTCTCCATATGGAATAAACTCTTGAGGACGATGCAATAGATTTCCTGCCCAAAGCTTTGGTTGAGTAGAACCATATACGTGAACAGGACGCCTCATTTCAACGCCTTGTCTCAACTTGTCAAAAGCCGAGGTATCCATCCCAGAACCCGATTGGGTATAAATGGCTATAACGTCTTCTGGCATTGAACCTATACGAAGCACTGGTGAAGAAATTGATGTGGAGTCATTATACGGAAAAAATTCCGTACCACTTAACCCTTGCGTTTCATTTAAAGACATATGTCACCTGGTCATAGTATAGATATATTGCAGATCAAAATTTTAATATTTAGCAAAAGTTGCCACAAACATTTGTAATAATATTCTATCTCTAAGTCCGGTGCGATTGCTATCTCCAAGATATAACTCACTAAATAGATATTCAAACTTTGGACGTTCTAACATATGGCTTTCAATAACAAAGTTAGTTCCAAAAAACTTTGTCTTTTTAGGAATTAGTTGAGAAACAAATGTTCCTATATTATTGTCAAACCACTTATAAAACTCAAAGAATTGTTTTAAGTTTAGTTTGTCAGTTAATCTATTGAAATAAACGTTTCTTAAATTTTCAAGACCAGGATAATCTGGTGAAAATACCAACTCTGGAGCGCCAAGTATATTGTCAAGTTCATCCAACGTTGCAAATATGTTCACTATATCTTGATTCAATGATTCAACTACGCTGAAGTCTATCGTAAACTTTGTGCTATCAGTAGGTTGTTCATTTCTTGGTATTTCATATACAGGAGCGACTTGTGCCCACGGTGTAGACTGAACGTTCTCGTATTGCTCAAATGAACGGATTCGAACTTTGTTTGTAGTGCTTGCTTCATCAAATTTTGGAGATATAAAGCTGTAATGATATCTTTCCGGGTCAATAACTTGACGACTTATCGGAAATAACGTTCCAGATAGATGTAAGTTATTTTGTGAAAAGTCAAATATATTGATCTCTCCGCTTACGTTAGATTGAGTAACGATCTGATCTGTATTTGCATCAATACGTAGCCGCTCCCAAGAACTGCTTTTGTTTGTTATAAAATTGAAATTTGTAAGAGGATCTTGAACGCCTATAGATTTAAAGTTTCTAACGTGTTCAGGATATTCTTCCTCGGTTATATTTTTGCTCCAAAACCTTATTTGAGAAACATCGCCTTTAAAACTTGTTTCTCTTGCTATAGCTGGTGCAATAGCAGGATCATTTAGAAATTTGCTTATACTTGTATTGATAGAACTGGAACCAATAACAAAGAAAGAACCACTACTGTTTGTTGTAGCAGATTTCTCATTCCATATATTAATACCGCCACCATCGGTGTCATTAAACCAAGAACTTGTTACGTAATTGTCATATATTTCGCCATATATGTTTTTGACAACCCTCAAGAAATAAGAACTTGATATTACAGAATTAAGTCCATCATCATTTCTTTGTTTTCCAAAAGAAATATACCATTTATCTCCGTCAAATATATCTACACCAGACATATAAAGTCTCATGTATGGAGCAGCTACATTGTCATTTGGACGAACAAAAAGGGTAATAGAACTCGTTGTGGTAGAGGTAAAGTCTAAGCTTCCGGAATAGGCTATTAGATTTGCTATTAATCCGCCGCTGGCAGCTAAACTGCTTCCTGTAGTTATAAATCTAACTAAGCTTTGATTTGGATCATAGGTTAGATTGGTTGGAAATTTGTATGTTGCTTCATAAGTCCATGAACCTGAAGTAAAAAGACCGTCGTTAGCAGTTCCAGTAATTTCTGGATATCCAGGTTCTATTCTGCTTGCTGAAAGATACGGGCTTGTTATAAGACCGCCAGAAACAAAATTTAAAACCGATGCTATTTCGTTACGTTTATCTCTTACGAAACCAAGATTTTGTTTTGTAGGTCCACCATATTCTCTTATGCGGAAATTTTGATCTGGATCAATACCAGTTGATCTAATGAATGTTTTTACAGCGTGAACTGTTCCTTTTGAAGTAACTATTTCTCTTAAGTTAATCAATATTCTGCGCCATATTTGGTTCTGTATGTATTGCAAAGAATATTGATTAACCCCTGGTGTATCTTGGATATTTTGAGCATTTATAAATTGAGCTACGCTGGCACCAGTAAACATAGGAGGTAATTCAATACCTTGATTTCTTGCTAATTGCTGCAAAAACTGATCAGGCACAGTATCAATATTATTATAATCAACAAATTGATTATCGGCAAACGATTGCGTATATAGCTTTATTTCATCAAAAAATTTAGCCCAAGTATACAGGAACAAAAGAAATACTTGTGTATCTCCTAATCTTGTTGAACGTGGATCAGTTCCGGAAGTTAAAGAATTGACAATCTCTCCTTCTTCCGTCTCTAAAGCACTTTCAACTTGACCTTCTAACAAATAATGTCTTGGAATTAACTTGGTTATAATGTTTGGATTCTCATTGTCATATATACTTGCGCTTGTATATAATGAAGTTCTATAGTTGTAAACTTGTATTTGATTTCCAAATAGGATAGGGCACAATTCTAATTGTTCATATGTAACCGGAGATGGACCAGCTATGGAAGAAGTTGGCACCTGTCTAACATATGAACTGCGATCACCACTTAAGTTTCCATGTAAGCTATTTGAAGATGCATCAATAACAATTGGCGCATTACTTCCAGATGGTTCATTAAACTTATAATATAGCTTTAAGTTTGAATCTGCAAATATTGACTTTTGATAATTGTTATATATATCTTCTTTAGAACGAACTGAATGCCATATTCTTAAATCATCTAAAGCGCCGGACAAAGTGTTTGTTGGGGTATAACCGACTGTAGATAAGTCGCTGCCAGAACCAATATATAAATTGCTTGTAGTGTCTATTGTTTCAAATTCAACAGACATAGAACTTGAAGCATAATATCGTCCATTCAAATATGCATATATGCCATTATATCCTGGCGTTCTGTCCCAAACCCAAGCTATGTGGTTCCATTGTCCTTTTGTCAAAGAAACGCTTATTTGTTCATAAGCAGAGCCTGAAGATATATAAAAAGTGTTTGTTGTTGATGTGGTAGAGACTGTCGAGTTTAGTCCACTTAAAAATCCAAAAGAACCACTATGTTTGTCTAATACGACTTGATCGCTATTTGCTTGACTTGGAACATATAACCAATACTCAATCGTCATAGGATTAAGTTTTGGATTGATTATATTTTTACCATCAGTAGTTTTTGATAAATTAACATATGCAGCGCCCGCTTGATCTACTACTGTTACATAAGTTCCATAAGCTATAGATGATGGTGCTACTGTTCCTGAGAAAAACAAATATCCTTTGTTCTTAGGATAATTGTCATATATATATTTTTCGTGTCCGGTTAGCTTATCAAGATATATTTCAGTCTCTTTTTGCGTCCCATCAAAAGGAAAGCCATTTTGTATCTTATCAAAAGCAACATTGACTTTTACTTGTGCAGAGTTGAAAAAAGTGTGATTGGAAAAATCTGACCAATCAACGTTTAACTGTTGAGTTGAACGTAAACCAGTTTCCGGATCATTATAACGAAATGAAGATGTATTATCGATGCTGGTGTCCGATATTACTTTTGCTTCATATAAATTGAAGCTTACACTTTCATGAGCTTGATCTTGAATGTTTCTTACTATTATTGGTCTAAAAAGAGCTGGTGAATTTCTTTGTAGATTTCTTGTGTTGTTAATAGGCATTATGGCATCACCTTAAATCGGAATCCGTTATTGCTAATCAAAAATTCCTTGCCACCATAAGTAATCATCAACTCAATTTCATAAACTTCTCCTTGTGCGAAGTCTTGCATCCAAATATCAAAATACATTCCCTCGGCATCATATGAACAAAGAGTAGCTGAATTGTCAAATGGAATAATAACCTTACGTGAATAAGCATTAATTAATCTCCATTTTATATTATCTAAGATAACGCTCTTTGGTTGAAGAGCTAATCTACTTGCAGATTGTTCCGTATTGTAATCTAACACAAAGATACGTAATCTTGCCTGCTCAGAGGCTTTGTATTGTTGTTTAAGATTGGTTATGTTGACTACCCAGTTCTCCTCTTCAACGTTGCTTGGCGAGCCTTGTGGGAGCTTGTAGAGGGTCTTACCGGATGCATACGTAAGAGTACCATCTAAACTGGTCCATGCATATCTAAACTCTTGACTTGTAGATCCGGTTAGGAAATTTTTTAGAGCCGTATTCTCTACAGTATTGAAGTTAACACTAGCTGAATATATACCGGTCTGTGGAACGCTACCAATTAGATACTGACTACCTAGGAAACTCTGAGTTATAGCATAAAGACTGCGAGTTAAATGATTGATACTTGCACTATGCGATATGGAGAAGCTGGAAGTTGTATATGTGATATATTTTGCGCCATATAGATTTAGTAATAGGCTATTGGCTCCGGTAATCTCTGTGCTACCAGAGAAGAAGCTTTGATAACCACCATTAATACGATTATAAGCAAACAAGCTTTGAGATACGTTAAAAAGAGTGTTCCCTAAATCATCTCCTATTTGATCATTATATTTGATAATAAGTTGTGGATGAAGGTCAGGATTTTTGGCTTGTTTAGAGCCAAATCTTTTTACGAAACGTGTTATGTTATCATTTTCTTGTGCATCGATGAATGATAATCTCCAGCCATAATTTGGGATTTGACCTGCTATAGCCGCACTAACAAGAGTAGTAACATCTATATATAGATTTTCATCGCCACGAGCAAACTGCTGAGTTACTGTCAAATCTTGCGATCCACCACCGAGATTACCAGAAACTATTATATCAATATTTGGCGCACTAAGGGAACCGCTTTGTGCTGCTCCTTCCAATGTCCAAGCGATTGGAGTACCGGTTATAATAGAAGCAGTAAGAAAGTTTGCTGTATCTAAATCACGGAATGCCACGACATCAAAGCCCCTACCTTCATCCCAGCTTTTAGAGAGCGCCATAAGCCTTATAGAGAAGTTTGAAGGGGTAGTTTGACCACCATATACATCCTTCAAATTAAGAAAGGCTTTAAAGCTCGTGTCGTCAATATTGAGAAATGATGCAGTTATTTGTTGTAAAGGTTCATAATCAAATTGAAGAAGAAAACGACTTAATTCAATTACGCCACTTACTATAGTTGAACCACTATATACAGTAGTTTCATCATAAAGTTTGAATAGATCCAACGTTCCAGCTTGTCCTACGTTAGACGTAGTAGAAGGAGAACCTGCAATTATTTTATTTGTGATATATGTATCTTTGCTTGCTGATAATAATCTATACATAATATCACCTATCAAACGGCTGTGCCGACAATATCATAATCGGAATATTTTAGTTCAAACATTGAACCTGGAGGTCCAAACACAATACCACGACTGGTATTGGCTCTAATATCAAACTGTTGATCGGAATACAGTCTTCCATCCAAAACGTTATAAACGTTGCCGACTTCTAAGTTGGTTACAGAAGCAACTCCTTCTGTGTTGAATATAATATTTTGTATGTCATTTATTACAATTGGTTGATTGATTTCAAAGTTTTTAATGTTAAAGTAGTTTTTTATTTTATTTAAGGTATTGCGAAGAACCAATTCTCTATTTTGCGTTGGGTCTATGACAATGGTATATTTTACCGTAACGTTAATTACTCTGGCATCTAAGATGTCTATAGCATCACTTATAAGACGATATTCGTTTAGATATTTGGCTAAGTTTTTCTTAAGAGTATCTGGAGCCACAATCAACTGATTATCTTGGTTTCTACAAATAATAAAAAGTTCAGAAGACATTGGGTTATTTGGATTTGGTTCTATAGCAGCTCTGAATACACGACCAAAATTTGATGGAAGCGTATAAACACGAGCTAGCAAATCTTCTTTAGAGACAATACGATTTTGCATTCCTTGGAATGCAGGTATCTTACTCTTTAGTTCACTCGTAGTTGGAGGATCTTCCCCACCAGAAGCATCTTTAAGATTTATAACGTCAATTGAATTTCTTACGTAAGCGGCTACAGTTGGATTTGGATTTTGCGGGAAAAATATATTAAGAGTAGATAATGCAGTAATTGTTTCCGCATCAACATTATGCTCTAAGCCGCCGCCAACTCGATATGTGATGTTTAATGTTGTATTTTCTGATATTACTCCAAAGGTCGTTGTCTGCAATAAGTTCCCAGGATTTAAATTAAATCTGGCAAATGTTTTCTTGCCATAAAGAGGCAGAGAGTATTCGCTTGGATCTGGGATTATATCATCATTAATGGTGTTTGCAGATCCGCCTCCAAATATCAATGTTGTTGTTCTTGTTTGAAGTGCAGTGTTTTTTGTAAAACGATATGGAGCCGGAATTGGAACAATGTTTTCCGGAACAAGCTTGTTATCATAACTTAGATTTGTAACTCTTTTATATATCGTATCCTGAGTTAAGGATTCAACTTCATAGTATTCATTACCCAGCACGTCTGAAACGCTTATAATTTCAGTAACATTTGGGTTTGTCAATGCAATATTTCTATATGGAATGAAAGTCCCAACTGTAAATGATTCAGTAGCTCTTTTACCAGATATACATATTCCATTAAGACTAAGAATATAATTTTGTGGAATGTTATTTGCATTAGTAGTGCCAACCACTACGGATGCGGCGAATGAATTATCAGCACGACGAGAAGAGAAATCTAGATTTTCTGTTAATTCAAACTCAATACCGCTTGTTGATCTTACAATCGTGCCTTCTTTTATTATTGGCAATGATGTAATGTCTGGATTTCCAGTATTTGTTCCATCAGTAGGAACTCTTATATAAAAAGTAACACTAACAACAGCAGGTGCAGCACCTACAATTGGAACTCCTGCCTTTCTTAAATGTCTCTCTATATTGTTTGGTTCAACAGAGGACTCTGGAAATGATTCATGAAATTGATGATCCAAATAATAACTTTGAACGTCACCAACATACGCAGCCATATCTAAAAGCAATCCGCCTAAACTGGCTTCGGAAAAATCTCTGATATTATTAGGAAAGTAACTTCTGGCGTAGTCTAATAAATCATTACGTAACGCATCAAAATCTTTATTAAGATACCGGCGCTGTCTTACTTGTTTTAAAGCATTTTTTTTATTATCTTCAGCCATATTAATATCACGCTATAAATAAACTTATTTCTAACAATTGCTCCGGAAAAGTGGAGACTTTATACGCAAGTATGATGTATATAATACCAGTATATACATTTTGCGTTTTTTCAACTTTGGATTCATACCCTAATAAGTTAACAAATGGCATAAATTTTCCAACAGTTGTCTTAATTCTACGCATCGCCTCCTGATCAAAGTTATCTTTATTACTATAATCAGTTAAAAGAGGACGAAGATTAGCTCCAAAATCATACATTGCTAATCTTTCTCCATGATTAGTTAGGATGATATTTCTTAAATTATCGCTCATTTGTTCAAGAAGACTATAATTCATCTTGAATATCGATACAGAATTTCCTTCATCTAATTCTAATGGAGTTTTGATACCAAATGGTGTGGGAGCAACTGACGCAACTATACTACGTTCAATTGAATTCTGTATTCCAACATCTTTAAAAGATAATCTCGCCATACTGGATTAAATATATGTCTTCATGGAATCCCAGGAGTATATGGAGCTATTCCTGGCGCTGTTACCACAACAACTCCGGTCCCTGCTCCTGTAAATGCTCCAGGTGTCACCAAAAACGTTTTCAATATTGTTAGCTCATTAACAACGTAAGCCGCAACTGCTTCAGATATGGCGGTTGATATCGTGTCTATCTGTGCATTCCCGGTTCCCGTATTACCTTCAGCTTTACCAAGTTCAGATTGCAATATTGATTTAATTGTATTTTTCATTGCTGCTTTTGACATAATCATTCTCCATATATTTTTGTAGATTTGACCGTATTGTTATACGTATTTTTAATTTTATCATCAGCCTCTGTTATAGTTTGATCTAAGTTAGAAAACTGCACCTGATCTCTTAATGCATTGTTAGCCAAAGCATAAAGTGATGGTATGTTTGAATATGGAACCCCAATTGCAGTTTGAAAAGCAGTTTCTAAAGTTTCTTCAAGAGTTTTTATGTGATCTCTTAAAGAATTGATTTGATCTTGTAACGTTTCTATCGTTTGTTTATATACGGAGTATCTAACATATGGCTGCGATAAATCTCCTGCTCTTCCAAGATATATTTCGTTTGCCTCAACTTGAAGCTTGCCTTGTTTATTAAGATATATGTAAGCCAAGTTTCCGTCCGGAACTGTTGGTAACGTATCTGGATCTGCTGATATACTATTAGAGTTAAACTTTCCTTCACGAATTATAAGAACAGTCCCAGGAATATTTTCGCTGGCAGCAGTTTGCGGTTCCCTGCGAGCAATTATACGTATATGATCTGCCTTATTAACAACATAACTTCTACCTAATGTTCCATTCTCAACCGGTTGCTCATTTGCAAGACATTCTGGAGGATAAGATATCCCTCGAGTTCCGTTAAAAACTAAACCATAATTTTCATCAACACGACTTTGTTGAACAACATATACTCTCGCAGCATCAAATATTGGATTAGGATTTCCTTCATTAGTATTGGCTATAGATTCACGTGAGTTTCTAAAAGGATTTTTATCTGTTTCTTTATAACCACGTATATTATCAATTATTAATGGCGCATTTGAAGAAGGACCGGAAGGATTGCCAACATATGATTTGGGATCATTTCCAGTTTCTGGCAGATATCTACCTCGTCCAACTACGATATCAATTGCGGCTGCTTGTCTTGGAGCTCCACCAAGTTTTATAGTGTCAACAGGATTTTCGTTAATCGCACCATCAATTGGTCCATTCCGATCTTCGCCTAACATTATCAATGCATTGTTGGCTCCTTGTAATACTAACTCTTGAGGGCGTTTCTTCCATCTTGGAACCGGTTCGGGCGTAACAAATGCAGTTGCACGGGCTTCATTGAATATGGCATCATAAGGATTTTCTGCCATGTTTCTTTCATTGACTGGCAATGTCGCAGTATCTATACTATTGCCACCATTTTGAAAAGTTTCAGGACCGTTGCCTGCATTTCTGTTAGTTATCTCCCTTGTGGTATATGTGCCTTCGTTAATAGTAGGATCATATCTTCTGTCATGATGAGTGTAGTTTGGATCCTCATAAGTTCCATATCCGGATACTCTGGACATCCAATAACCAACCTTTGTTCCCAATCCTTGCATGTCTTCATATATGACATATACCTGTTCTCCAGGCATAACAGGTAACATGAAATGAGAAGAATAAAATGGGAATAATATTGTATTAGAATTTGAACCGTTGCCATCATTAGATGACACCATTCTAGCAATAATACAATTAACAGACATAACATCAAGCAACTCCGCATTGTTAATGGTTGCGGTTAATGCTTCTTTGTATTCTTCAGTTATAAGAGATAAATCGGTTATAACATCTACAACAACAGCTCTTTGTAATGTTGGAGTTTGACCGGAAGTTAATGTTTGCGCTGTTAACGCAGCATTAATACCTGCTGCACCCATCAAACTACGGGATATATTTGTTCCGGCTCTGGGCATATTCTATAGATATAAGCTAAAACAATTTTTGAATTATGGCTTCTTTATTATACGCCGTATTTGGCTATTCCAAGCAACTGATTAACAGGAGCAAATGCTCCAGTAAACTTGTATAGCTTTCCATTGTATTTAAAAGCTATGCCTTCCATGGAACTTGTAACGTTATCAATGCTACCAAGTTGGGTTAACTCTCTTTCCATTACTTCTTTAGCTTCAGCAGTTCCTGCCGATTTAATCTTTTCTATCGCCTGCGTGACACTTTGCTTAAGTCTCTGTATTTCTTGATTTGGGTTTATTACAAGATAGCTTTCAACAGCTTTTAATATCTCAATCGCAAACCCCTTTACAATATCTCTTACCGGCTCAACTAACATCTTATAAAATGCTACGTTTTGCCTTATAAGCTCAAGAACTTTTGGTGCATCTTCTTTTTGCAATAACCCTTCAGCAACTAAATCTTTTATTACAGGTTTTTTACTGGTAATGTTGGTATCAAAATCAGAAACCAATCCGGCAATATAGCTTTTCGTATCATCGTCTGCAACAACGTCTTTTAGCTTATGTGTAAGAACATACTCTTCAACCATATCTCCTAATGAGTTGTCATTGCTCATATTATTCTTATTCATAATTTCGTTTAAAGAAGCTAATGCGTGTTCAAGCGGTTCATTGTTTGAAAGCTTTTGTAATGAAACCATTACCGGTCCCAGGACTTTCCAACCGGTATCTTTAATAGCCGTCTGCATACGATTAACAGAGGCAATCAATTTGGCAAAGTTGGCGCTGGCATCTATAGCTAATGGTTCGCCATTCTCGTCATACACTGTGCCACTCTCATGAAACACAACAGCGTCTTGATCATAATTTATGACATTCGGATTTATTGTTCCAACTATTTCTGCTGAATACCAAATCTTACCATTATTGAATATAGCTTCACGATCCTCCGGGGAGAGCACCGCAACACCGGCAGATAATACCTTATAAGCTTTACCAAATGCACGGGCTACTAAAGGTTTATCCGCCCAACGACTTTCAATATCGTCAGCTCCCATTCCATTTGTTTTAATATGAGCAGTATTACGAGCAAATCTCAATCCTTCATTTGGATTGAATGTAAAAAACACATTCTGACCATCAAGCTTTTCAGAAGAACTTTCAAGCTTGCCCTTACTGGCTTGATGAAATATTGCTTTTAATTCTCCAAAAGTTAAATCGGAATCTTCATATAAATGAGACATATGCCCACCAAGACCACCTTCTTGCATTTGTTCCATTATGGCGGGTAACAAAACAGTCTTAATGTTAGCAATAACTTTTTGTCTTTTTACTGAGCTCATTGTTTCATACCTGTTGTTTTTTGAATTTTGTCATATATGTCTTCTTCAGACATCATATCATCTAAGTCTTCTTCGCTTGCCTTAGATACCAATTCAGTTAACTTAAGTATTTGATCATTTGCCTTACTCATACGTTCCATGTAACGAGATAAGTTTTGACCATGAATAGCGTGCTCATTAGGGTTCGCATGGACATAACCATAAAGGTCTATCCACATGATGTAGGCATTCTTACGGTCTTGCACCGAGTTCTCATAGATTTGCTTCCAGAGCGCCTTCTGCTTATCTTCTACAGATGATATCTGATTAAGAAGAGAAGAAAAATCATGGAGCTGTTGATTAATCTTATTGTCCAATTCATCTATATTTGGACGACGAAATCCAACCTCTAATCCAGTTGTGTCAGGTTCTTCTGGAGGAGTAGATAGCTCAAATGATGGAGCGGCGGGTTGATAAACAGGTATATTTTTCTTTGCCATATCCCTAAATATATAAAGGTATACCACTTATTTCTATAATCAAATATATTGATAAGTGGAACGCTACCAATTAGAGAAGCTCTATATACTAAACTCGTCGCTGTTCTTTACATCACGATAATGTCTCTTAAGAGAACTCAATACAATTGATAGCTGTTTAGAACTAAGAGTTGTGAGTTCCCTTACATAGAGTAATATCGCCCTCTTACTTAAAAGATCAACGTCTTCAAGATTACTAATAAGAACTTTAATAGCATTAACTACCATTTTTTCATTATCTGTCTTAGTCTTGTCCTCTATAGCAGCAACAAGCTTAATCAGATAATCGTGAGTATTGACTATAGTATAAAGTTCTTCAAATCCAGGTTGAAACTGTTGCGTCTCAATCTGTTCAACGTCTTCCTTAGATAAATTATCACGATCATCTATTGAGATATAATTCTGAACACGTTTGATGTTCTGTTTACTCTTAATAGTTAACCAGTTTTTAGCTACAACGTTGAAATAAGAAAATGCTTTACTACCCTTTTCAGCGTTAAACTTCTCTACAGCAGAATATAGGAACTGTAAACACTCATGCTTAAGGTCTTGCTTACTCTCATATATTACTGAAAAGCCATAGACGTTTATCAGATTTTCTACAAGGCTATCAAAGGCAGGAAGTATCTCCTTTACGTAAACCTTTTTCTTTTTTTCCGTATCGGCTTCCTGCTGATAGATTATAATTTGTTCTTGTGTTTTTTCTGTAAAATAATTGATAAGGGTAGGTTGATCGCCTTTACGTTTAATCTTCCTTCTGCCTTTTTTTTCTAAAATACCAATTGGAGGTATGGAATCGGTACGTGGAGCTACCGTTAATAAGTCACCAATATCATTAATTTCTGCTGATATATCAACGGTTGAAGTCTTGCGTATTCTCATCTAACATTTCTCCTCGGAGTATACGCTCTCTCATTATTCTCTCTTGCAATTCACGAATATTAGGTTCTTCTTCAACAACCATGTTATATTTTTGTTTGCTACGATCAACAAATTTAAGAGCCACACGATTAACAGCCATTTTATTTTTCTTAATCTCTGCCATGGCTTCATGAACAACCATTTGAACTTCTTTGCTATCAAAGAATAATTTCATTTCTAAAATTTTATCTAATGCCTGTTCGGTATCCTCTAATGCCTCTACAGCATCAGAAAAATCATCTTCAATAATCATGATAATCCGTGCAAAACGAATTAGATAAAATAATGATGAAATTAGTAGAAATAATAATACCAGAGTTATTAATCCAAATATAATCATCCTAATACTTCCTTAAGTGCTTCTGTGTATTGAGCAGCTACTGCCTCATAAGAATATTCCTTCTTAAGAGTTGCAGCTAAATCTTTAGCCCATTGTTGAGGCATCTGTGGGCTTTCTACAAACTTCTTTACACGATGCTTGAAATCGTCTTCTTTAACATTTGCCCACTTGGCTTTTTCCATCCAAATCTGATTATCAACTCGGGTTTGATGAATTTGCTCTAAACGATAGTCAAGCTTTACATACTTTCCTTTACCAAGGAACTCTGTATGGGCACTCCAGCCCGTAGCAATAACTGGAAGACCAGAAGCTGCTGCTTCAAGGATTGGAAGACCAAAACCTTCACCACGAGTTGGAGCAACAAGAGCCTTAATCTTTGGATGCCTATAAAGAGCAGCTACTTCATTATCACTCATATCTCCATGAAGAAGATAGAACTTTGGAAACTCTGCGCCTTTCTTAATCTCCATCGTAAGTTGCGCCAATAGATTTGTAGTTCTAAGACGATCAACTACTGTATGACGCCCAGTATTTGTCTTTATTACAACGCCAACGTCTGGATTATCTTTGAACTGTTCTGCTAACCACTTAACCGTATAAAATATATTCTTACGATCATTTTCTGGATTATTACCAGTTATCTGTCCAAATACAAGAAAGTTAAAATCTGTCTTGAGTTCTAAATCAATTTCTGATAGCTCAGGTGTAGCTACAGCATCAATAAATGCTTCTGGAATAACAACAACCTTGGTCTTTACTTCGCCGCTATTTGCAAATACTTCCTTAACAAACTCTGAAGGAACAATTATAAGATCCATGCGATTAATAGCTGATATCCATGCAGGATTACATACGTCGCCTTCAACACCTGCCGTTATTCCAACGTTATAGTCTGCAAGAAAAGGGTTCCATTCATTTGGTAACTGTAGCTGTAAAGAAACGTCATATTTATCTCTCTTGCCAGCAGCTTGCAATAAACGACCAATCAATCCATCTTGAGCATATGCATCAACGTGCCAAGGAGTAGCGCCCCATGGAAGAGGCTCTGTAACAATATCAATATTTCCAGTCTTATCTGCCAAATCAAATAGCCAACGAGCTATCTGACGAGCATGAACTCCATAACCGCTAGCCGTTAATACTGGACCACGAAGAATTACTGTTTTCTTTGTCATTGCTATATCCCTTATCACTTAATATTGATCAACTTGTTAGCAGGAGCTGGATTAATACCGGTAAGCTTCCAACGCTTAAGAGCACCGGTTTCTTTCCTTGTCTTATAATCTTCTACACACTTTAACATCGTATCATGCCAGCTTTGAACCATATTTTCATACTTGAACTCATGGTCAAGATATTCAGCAGCCTTCTCTCTAAACTCTGCCTTCTTCTCAGGCGTCCAACCATATACTTCCATAAAAGCATCTGCCACTTGACGTTCCGTGCAATAGTCTTCAAAGATATAAGGAACCATTTGTGAACCAACCAATGAACGCTTTGCTGGTTCAATAGCAACGCCGTATTGATAACCATTGCGATAATCTTCTGCTTGACGTGTTTCGCCACCGGTCTTAAGAGCAATGATTGGCTTGCCAACCTGTAATGAAATAAGAGTAGAAAGACCAAACCCTTCATTCTTAGCTATGTTAACACAAACGTCTGCAAGGTTATGCATAACATTCATTTGTTCAAATTGAAGACGATCATTTGAGAACCAAACGTTATCGTTTAATCCAAGCATATCAGACACGGCAAGAAGATTTGGACCTTCCATATCATTTGGATCTGTATGCATGATTAGTACTGCATTACGGTGTCCTTCTTTCTTCTCAAGGTCATCAAGAAAGGTCTTCCAACCAAGAAGAACATCGTTTGGCATTTTGCGTGTAGCATTACGATTAATCCAAAGAGCCTTAAACCAGTCAGCTTTTGCGCCAAAGTTCTGTTGCTTAAGATGATTAATTTGTTCTTCTGGAAGAGGGTTATAAACCTGCTTTGGGAATGTATGGGGAATGTAGTTAGTCTTCTCTGGGAAATGAGGTTTAACCATTTCAAACGTTTTATATGAAAGGCAATTGATTAGATCGGTGCTTTCATACCATGGGAAGTTAAATGCTGGATATGGATCATTATCCCAAACGTGCCAATAGACGATTGGGCATACTTGATGGATTTCATCTTCCATTTCCCAAAGCCACGTAAACTGACGAGGATCTGTAAACAAGAAAATTGCGTCTGGTTGTTCTGTAATAAGAAGCTGACGAATGAGTTCCTTGCTTCCAAAGCCGTCTACAGGCTTTACAATGAAGTCAGGATTGACAGCTATCGTATCATACTTTGCGTGCTTCATAGCGCCGCCTAAGCAGCGGAATGACCATTGACCGGTCTTGATAAGACCATCAATCAGGAAACGTGCTTGGACGCCTACACCCGAGGGAGCTACATAACTTATATTATTTCTAATATAACCAGACTATATCATCATATGATTATCATATGCTGGGCGCTGTCGGATCATTACCATAAGCTTTTAAGCTTTTAGGTTAACCGTAGTCGTTGAACCTTTCTCACCGTTTCCGGACAGAGACTTGGCTGCTGATTGTCCAATCATCATATTTTTTAAACATTCACGTTTGTCGTTTCCAACTGCGTTGTAGTATATGATACTTAAGGAGTTTCCAGCAATTCACCCAGTTTTACATCCACTAACTCAACTCAATGGATGATCACTTAACGTGATTACTTTATATTTCTTTTTGAAATTGAATGCGGTCAAGAAATCATTATCACTCATGTATAAAATCCTTTATTTTTTTTAGCATATCTTCTTTATTTTTTTGCATTTCATAAGCCCATACTATCATGATAGAATAACCTGCTTCTTTTATTATGTTTTTTCTTTTTTCATCTGATAACCATATATCTTCAGCAGTTTTGTTTTTTACTTTATGAAAGTAATTTGCCGGATATAACTTTGGGTTTGCGTGCCAATAATCGCCATGATATTCAATTATCTTATTTGAGTCTGGTAAAAGTATATCTGCAAAATATTTTACTTCTTTTATTGGTAGTTTTACTTCCAATTCTGCTGTTGAATTAATGCTTTGAACATAATCAAAAAGCTCTTGTTGTGGCTTTGATATTTTTCTGCGTTGAGCCAACATATATGCATTAGTGACTCCATATTTTTTACTCAAAGACGTTTTCTGTTTATCTTTTTGAGCTTTTGTAAGGCAGCGCCCAAACATGGGATTATTAGTTCCGGAAAATAAAACTTTCATATATTCTTTTTTACATTCCGAGCTGCATACTCTATGCTTTGCGGTTTTTTTATATCTCGGCGGATAATACATCTCAGTATCACAACAAAAACATTTAGCTACAAAACCAGATTTATCATTAGTATGAGATGTCCATTTGCTATAGGCTCCAATTAGAACATAGTGTTTTGAAGCACATGAACGATTACAAAAATTTCCTTTTTTATATCTAATACGTTCAAAGCTTTTTTTACAACATAGACAAGTTCTTGTTTCTAATATATTTTTATTACTTTTTTCTCTTCTGTTTTTACGATGTTTTACGAGACAGGCACGAGAACAAGTCTTTTTTTGAGGATTTCCTTCAAATTCTTTACGGCAGATATTACATGTATTCATACACGATAAATATATGTGGAGTAAGAGTTCACGTGATTACCTTATACTTCTTCTTAAAATTAAAAGGGGTGAGAAATGTGTTCTCTTCTGACATTACTATCTCCTACTATGATGATGATATTTTCACTAATAATGACGCATATGTTTAGAATTACAATATCAAAGATTTAATGCTCTATCATAATCTGCGTCATACATCATATGTGCTAAATCTTTAAATGTGGTCTTCGGTTTCCAGCCCAATATTCTTTGAGCTTTGGCACTATCACCAAGTAATATTGGAACCTCATGGGGACGATATAAACGTGCATCAATCTTAAGATGCTCTTCAATATTTAAACCGGCGTGTTCAAATACAACTTCAAGAAATTCTTTAACCGTATGCGTCTCGCCAGTTGATATAACAAAATCATCACCTTTTGGTTGCTGAAGCATTAACCACATTGCCTCAACATAATCTCCAGCAAATCCCCAATCTCTCTTTGCTTCAAGATTTCCAAGATACAACGTTTCCTGTTTCCCAAGCTTTATATTAGCTGCTGCAAGAGTAATCTTGCGAGTAACGAACGTCTCACCTCTTACTGGACTTTCGTGATTAAAAAGAATGCCCGAAGAGATATGAAGCCCATAACCTTCACGATAGTTGCGGCAAAGATTATGTGCATATAATTTAGCAGCCGCATAAGGTGAAGCCGGTGTCATGCGAGTTTCTTCATTTTGAGGAACTTGTATATTGTCACCATACATCTCTGATGATGATGCTTGATAGAACTTAGCTTCTGGACAGATTAGCCTATAAGCCTCTAGAAGCTTCAATACGCCGCCACCTACTACGTCCAGGGTTTCCTCTGGAACCTCGAAAGAAACCCGCACGTGGCTCTGTGCAGCCAGGTTATATATCTCGTCTGGTTTATACTTGGCGAGAAGAGAATAGATGGAACTTGAATCGGTCATATTTCCATATTCAAGTTTAAAATTTGGATGACTGAATATGTTAATATCATCAAGACGATCTGTTGTTATAAGAGAAGTTCGCCGCTTCATTCCTATAACACGATAACCTTTATCAAGAAGAAACTTTGCTAAATAAGAGCCATCCTGACCTGTTACGCCAGTTATAAACGCAGTCTTTTGTGTTGACATTATACTCCTCTTACATTTGGATATGCCACTTTAAACCAATCACAGGTCTTCTTTAAAGCAATATCAAATGGAGTATAGTCTTCTAGCCGCCAACTAGTTTTTTCTAATAATCTTTTATTTGAAGATGGTTTTCGAAACTGTCCAGATGGCTTATCTGTATTAAAAACAAGATCCCCCTCATATTCTAAATATTCTAAGAGTTTCTTGGCAACTGAACCTATTGAGTGTTCTTCTGTATTGCCAATATTAAGAGGTTGATCTTCGTTATATTCTTCTGAAACCTTAACGAGAATACGGGCTATATCACCAGCATATGTAAACTCTCTTAATGGACGACCATCTCCCCATATTTCTACCGTAGGTTTATTATTAAGTTTAGCTTCCCATATCTTTCTCATTAGAGCTGGGATAACGTGCCCATCCTCTAAATGGAAGTTATCATATTCTCCAAATAGATTATTTGGAATGACAGTGATATAGTTCACCCCATACTGCTTACGATAAGCCCTTGTTTGAACGTCTAGCATCCTTTTAGCGTAAGCATAGCCAAAGTTGCTATCGTGCGGTGGTCCCATGTGAAGCTGGTCTTCTGTAAGCGGATAGGAGACATATGGAGCATCTGGATAAACACAGGTTGATAATACGGAAACTACTTTAGGAACAGAATATTTCAAACATGCATATAAAACGTTTGTATTAATGGCAATATTTTCGTCATAAAAACTACCAACAAAATCTGTATTTGCTTTAACACCGCCGACTCGTGCAGCTAAGTGAAAGACGCATTTAATTTTGCTATATAATCCTTGTCCATCAGCCGCTTCATGCAATTGAAAATATCTTTCAGTTTCTTCTTTATATAAGAAATTCACTTCTTTTCTTGTAGGGGAAATGACTTGAGCGTTTGAATTGCTAAGATGGGAAATTAAAGCTTGTCCGACCAAACCAGCGCCCCCGGTAATTAAAATAGTCATAATTATTCCAAGATGATGAAAGCGAAATGTTTTTTCTCAGTGGTATCAATTCCTGTTTCTTTAACTTTATAATTGTTTTCTATCCAACGATAAACATTATAATTAATTGCCCATATGCCAAAAGTCATGTTAATACCTCCTGTAATCCTCTCATATTGAATTCAAGTAAGTTTGATAGTCCCTGATATAATCATTCGGATCATATTCTTCCGAAGATAATGCTAGTAGTGTAGTATTTTTTTCTAGAAATGTTAAAGTAGTCCAGGTCATTCGTTTTTCAAACACATACATTCCTTCTTTAAGGATAAAACTCTGTGTTTCTTTGCCGTCAAACAAATCGATTTTTATTCCGCCTGATAAACAAAATAATACTTGATCTGTTGCTTTATGGGCATGTTGTCCTCTAACATCATTAATTGGGACATCTTTAACATAAAACATTCTTTTAGGGACAAAAGTAAGATTGTGAAAATCAAAAGGAAACAATGCTCCTCTTGCATCACGATTACTTTTTAGTTCAGATAATATATTCATTGTTTCTAACTGAGAAAAGAAATTCTTCTACTCTCTGTATATCTGATTCACTTAAAAATGGATGACAAGGTATCGATATAATTTTATCGGACACTCTCACTCCAGTTATGTTAGCATTTATACCATGCAGAGCCGGAATATCTGTGATATGGTTTTGATAATGAATCATATGAGGAATTTCTCGCTCATTCATTTCTTTTATAACCGATGCTCTGTCTTCAAACATTGATGTAAACAAATGATAAACAGACTTTGTGTTAACTTTGTATCCTTGAATTATTTTCTTGTATCTAGAAGCTATTTCTACTCTACGATCATTTAAGGATTCAAAATGATTTAGCTTTGCCAACACAACAGACGACTGAAACTCGTCCATTCTGCTATTGATTCCAACAAATTCTATGTTGCCTTTGTTCTGACCATAGAATCTGAACTTTTTATAAAACTCAGACTGTTCTTTATCGTTCAAACATATCATCCCACCATCGCCCATGGAACCAAGAGGCTTTGTTGGATAAAAACTGAAAACAGAATAGTCTCCGACCTTACCAGAGCCAGAGCCAGTTGATTGAGCGCAATCTTCTATTAAGATATGATTGTTATCTTTACAGTATCTTTTGATACTCTCAATGTCGCAGTTGTTTCCAAATAAATGAACCGGTATAACTATTCCATTTTTAACTTCCGGAAGTTTACTTGGATCAATTGTCATTGATGCATCAACATCTACATAATGAATATTGTCCGTAAGATTTCGACACGCCACAGATGTTGGATATGCTCCAAAGTTTGGCAGTATTACTGGCATACCAGGCTTAATTAAAGTTTTTACTAACATCATTATGGCATCAGTGCAATTTTTAACACCAACACCATAAGACATTCCTATTCTTTTCGAAAACTCGAATTCTAGTCTTTCAAGCTGCGGTCCTAAAAGGTAAAACCCGGCTTCATACACTTTAGCTAATTCAGAATTAATTTGTTCCTTATATAGCTCATTTTCAGTTTTGAGATCCGTAAATTTCATAGTGCTTCTTTCAAATAGAGATCTAAATTTTTAATTAAACCATATGGCGAAAAATATTCGTCATAAAGCTTTTTATTTGAGTAACATACTTCTATGACATTATGAGTACTCAAGTAATGTTCTATTATTTCATGGAGAAATGAAATTTGATTAGCCTCTATCACTATAGAATGTTTGCGCCAGTCAACAGATTTTTCTAACGGCAGCTTTAAATCAGAATTGATTATAATTGGTATTCTTCCTAAAGCCAATGTTTCGTATAAGCGATAAGAAAAATTTCCATTCCCTCTTATACAGATTCCAAACAATCCACTTAATAGATTTTCAACAAACTGTTTACGTGCTACATTTTTATCTGAAACTTCTGGCGCCCAAAACCCATTACGATATAAAAAGTTTCTGCAAAGATGAAAATTTTCTTCTAAAGCTTTAAAGATATGATATCTGTGTGGTTCATTAAAATTTCCACAAAAGCTAATGGCAGAAAGTTTTAAGGCTTTTACGGTAGGTTCAACAAAATCAAATTCTTCACAGAAAGCTGGCATTATAATTTCATTCTGTTTAATTGTGCTTTTATAAGCTGATGTTCTAAACAAAAAGACTTTATCATTCGGAATGATAATCTCTCCATCATAATCATCATTATAAAAAGCTATGATAATTTTATCATTTGAAATTGCTTCTTTAAATGTTTTTGTTTGTAAATCCTTATGCCCATTTGACCATTTATAAGGAATCATAACAAAGTCCGCAGCTTGAATATCTGTTAATTCTAGAAGCTCCGCTCGGTGACGTAAGAAAGATATATACTCGGGCTTATCTTCAATCCGATCATGTGTCCAAAAATTTTCAGATTTTGCAACCGGATCTCTGTCTTCAAGATTGTAATATATATTATGCATATCACAGCTCACGTTCTAAAAGAAAACTATAGTAATCATTCGTCCACGAATGTTGTTGTTTTATTTTAAAGCCATTAGAACTCAATAGTCTTTTAAAGCTAGAGATCGCTAAAACTAATTGATATGTTTTCCCAAAATAAGGAGAATCAATTAAATTTAATTCATGATTTTTTCGAATACATTGACGATGTAATATTACTTTTGATGTTGCTTTTTTTAAAACTCTATCTAAAACTTGTTCACCATTTTCCAGAACATCAATAAATGCATTCATAAGAACTGTATCATACTCTTTCACGAATTCAAAATCAGAATCTTTAGCATCAAAAGCCACATATGATAGTTCTGGGTGCATAACCATTGAAACGTTTTTTATAGTACCTTCAAGGTCTGCACCAACATATTTAAAATTATTTACTAACAAGCTGGCTTCCGCAGAACAACAACCTAAATCGATCATTTTTTTAGGCTGTGCAATGTCTATTAGATTTTTTAATATGCCAACATGATCTGAACTCAAAAGCTTAGGAAATAAAATGCCTCGGGCACCATCTAACATTCTTGCATAAGAATCTTCGTTGGTCCAACATGATTTATCACTTTGCATTATATTCCTCTAATTCGTCCATAAATCTTTTTTGCAAGATATCGATATTCTTTTTTATAGTATCTGGATGTTCAAGGTTAAATTTTTTAGTAAAAGCTTCTCCACGGACTTGAGGCTTGAACTCATGAACTCCAAGAAATTTCTTTTCTACTTCAAAGCGTTCATAGTCATTCTTTGCATTAACCCATTGCATATAAACGTTTTCAAAGTAGTTATCTAAGCAATTTTCTCTACTAACCTTTGCTTTATAATATTCTATTTTATTTGCAACTTGCTTTGGAAAAACATAGGAGTAATGATACATCTGAATTCCATGATCATAATACAATGTATCGCTATCTAAATGTTTTTTAGGAAGAGGAGTTATACCTGATGGTGGATTAATAGTTGGTGGTCTATGAGTTAGCCACGTGGCACCTGGATAATATTTGAAGACTCTTAAGAAGTTATCTTTCTTCTCTTCAAATCCTCCTATAACACGATTTAAACCACCATAGAAACTGGCGCTACGTATTCCTACGCTTGTATATTTTTCCTTCTCCAATAAAGAATAAAGCTTTAATATGTCTTCGCCTTTAAAAACTTCATCAGAATCTAGATTCCATATATAATCAATGTCCGAATCAATGTTTTTCATGTAAGCTTTACATTGATCGTCTTTTTCTTCAAATTGCCCATGAACAATTTTTATTTTCTTTTCTGGATCTGGAAAGTTATGAATGATATCGTTTGTTTTATCGGTTGAAGTACAACGACCTTTTTGTTGCCAAAACTTAACCGGTCCTTCTGCAATTAAAATTTGTTTAGCATATGGATATACAGATTCCAATGCTTCATGCAAAACATAATCACCTTCAAATACAATCATACCAAATGCAACTTTAAGCATATCACTTTTTCTCCTGACGTTTTTTTACTAGTAATGCCATATCTTTTGTGAGGTCAAAATATTGATCATAAAGTTGCTTGATATATTCTGACGTTTTTTCTGGCACGCCCCAGATCCACTCATTTCTATATGATGAACGATACGTATTATTTTGTAAATCTGGAACAAAATGAGCAAAATGAAAGAAATATAAATCCTGTTCTCTTCCTTCCCAAACTAGCTTACTATCTTTGTATCTATGAAATGTTACATTCCAAGGCGCCAGATGCCCGACCAACTTATCAATAATACAAATTTTATCTTTTCCAAATATTAATGGAAATAGCTCTAAATATTTTTGGTCCCCACATTTTCCATATTCATTAGCATATGGATTATTTGGATAGAGTAACAAATCTTTCCATAATTTTGCACAAGAATTTCCGTTAAAATCGTTCTTAAAGTAAACAATCCCAACGTTATATTCTCCAACAGATGGTATGTATGTAATTCTGTGTCTTACAATTCCGATGCTTCTGTTTGCTATCTCTTCATAGATGCCCGATAGATCACGATAGAAACACAAATCAGAATCAGCATACATTATATGCTCTAGACGAAGTATGTCCAAACAGTACCAGCAAAGATAGGGCGCTAGCGCCCAGCAATATTGAACGTATCTTGGGTCTTTATTTTGATTAGATGCATTTGAAATAGCCTCTTGTGAAGCTGGCATACTTTCTTTGCAATATTTTAAGAAAAAGTCTGCGTTCTCAACTTCTTCTAATGATAAAGCTATGAGTCTAGAATCATTCAGTCCGTTGACAATATTTTCAGCTGTTTTATCTAAGCAAAGGACGTATAAAGAAAAAGGATTATTTTGTGTTTTCTTAAGAGACTCAAAAAGACACAATAACTTGATTATGTAATCTTTGTCTGATATGGCACAAAGATTTTTCATTTTAATCCTTCTATGTATCTGGCAATTGCATTCAAAAGTTGTTTAGAGCCACCTTGACAGTGAATAGCATGAGCCTGAACATATTCTCCATTCTTAGCAAGAAAGAAAAACTTATCGCCTTTGTTCATGATTTTTTTCATATTGTTTTCAACAACATATTCATCTGATTCGTAGTTTTCAGACCCATTAACATTATCATCAAAACATGTTTTATTGTTTACTTGCGTAAGAGAGATGTGTGGTCTGATGCATGAGAATAGATATAACTGTGTCATATCACAAACGCCACCAGGTCTATTGGTTTCTTTGTGCCAATTATATTTTTTAAGAAGCTCGTCTTTTATTTCCTTGACTGTATAAGAATCAAAAATATATTTATAGAAATCATTTAAAAAGTCAATAGTCCAATATGACGCATGAGCACTAGCTACCCAGCGATATAGTGGCTGATTTTTTTGTGTCATCAAAGCAAAATCACTATTAATATTTTCGTTGAATATTTTTGTTACGTCAGATAAGACAGCTAAATCAGAGTCTCCGTAGAAAAATCTGCTTACATTATTTTTTATGCAATAATTTCGCACTATAATCCAGCGAACGTAACAGAGTATTTGCATATCTGCATCGCTTAAGTGCATATGCTCATACACTTTTTCAAAAGCTTCAACGTTATCACGATATAAGCTGTGATCTACAAAAGTTATATTTGGATATTTTACTTTAAAAGCTTCAGATTGATTGCCTATTACGATAACTGGATTATTTCTTGAGGCGATTTTTACTGCTGAGTGGAAATATTGTTGTTCTCCTAGGTGAAGAAATATTACTGGTATTTTACTTACACATAAATCAGTCATATATGTTCTTTCATAATTCAATGTAGTTTATCCAAGTATATTGCTTCATATCTTGTTTATATTGTTCTTGCCAACTAGTTGTTACTTCGTTTAGAAGTGCAGGATTAGACCTATATGTATTCCAATCCAATCCCCACCTATTTTTATCTATGTTATATATTGGTGGCATTTCTTGATATGTTTTAATATATGTCAACAACTCATTACGTTCATTATCATCCTCTGCATTAGAAGTTTCAAATAATTTCTTGAGACTTTTACAGTCGCCTTGTCCTGGCGGATAATTATCTTCAAACATCACAAATTTAAAACCTCGTTTTTTACAAACCTTAAGTCTATTAATCGCATCTTGGTGATCATCAAAAAAACATAATGTTTGATTTTTATCTACATTATCCCAATTGATAGTATTAAAATCTTGATGCATATAGAAAGCTTTTTTTGAAACATATCCGTCAAAATATTTTGGATATGGGTCTAAACATACTATTTCAGCATTTGGACAAGCTTGTTCAAACGCCCAGGTGCCTTGACCTTTCCAAACACCACTTTCAATTATGACTTTTGGTTGCATTTTTTTTGCAACAAACCAAGAATAAAAAAGTTGTGCAGCCAACTGTCCACCATCATTATCTTTAATAGGTCTTCTTTGATAAAGATAATAAAACTCCTCGAGCAACTCTTTTATTTGTTCTGAAGTCCATGGCAAACTACCAACCGAAAATGAATGCTGACTCATATGGTTTTTATCCTTTGTGTAAAGTTATTTTCTTCAAATTGAAGTGCAGGTTCATTAACAAAAAAATCATTAATATCTGTTGAAAGTAATATTCTCTTCAATTCCTCAAACGTTTCAAACAATATTGCATTACGAAATTTACGCACCGATTCACTGTGCCATTTATATTCGCCATCAACCTGCTGAAGCAATACACGACCCGAAGTAAGAGCTTCATATGTTCTTGTATTGAATCCTTTGAAATTTCCAAATGGCGCCAATATAATCTTATGATTAAGAAAGTTAGTGATATAATCATCCCAAGATTTAGTTCTGCCCTTATTGCTTACATAGAACTTATCTTTTAAATCCGGATCATTTTCTATAAGCTTCATTAACTCGTCTCGCTTCTCATAGCTGATGGTGCCAGCTTGTCCACTAAACGTTATACGATTTTCTTGAGGCGCCTGGGAACGCTGATCATAGAACCTCCTAGATGCCCATTGAGGCAACCACTTAATCCCATATTTCCTGCAATCTTGTTCATCGCTAGCGTAAAAGCTATCAGTGAATTGCTGACATAAGGAAAGACTATAATGGCTCTTTTGTTGCCATTGTGGAACAACACAATCAATCTTTTCAAAGCACCATATGTGCTTCTTTCCTTTATAGCTTTTCCAATGTGAACGATAGATTGGGCTATCCCATAAATACATAAGAAAATCATGACCTATAAACAATAGGTCTTCACCACGAACATTAAATAAATGTTTGTGATTCTGTTCTGATACTACAATAACGTTGTCCGTATTATAATCAAGAATAGAACTTGACGTACCACAGCCATAATCGTTTGTTATTATTTTCATTCTTTTTCCTCAAGCACCGCAGATTTACTATCTGACCAATCCCAATTGGTTCTTATTTCTTTATTACGCTTCCAGACTGCCTCAAATATATCTGATTTAGCCTTACCATTAACAGATTGCAATATGTTTATAAATGCATTAATATCTTTTGGAAAACACGTCCCACCAAATCCATAGTCTCCATCAGGACCAGGAACACGTGTATGTGATTTACTAATTCTTGGATCAGAACAAACACCATCAATAACTTTACTATAATCAATGTTAATGTCTTCTGTTAATAATTTTATTTCATTAAAGAACATAACTTTTAAAGCAAGAAAGCAGTTGGCTGTATATTTTACCAACTCTGATTCATCAGAAGACATTGTTACAATAGGAATGTTTGGAAAATCATTTTGATATAGCTCAACAACTTCTTGCAATGCTAAAGAATTGTAGCTTCCGATAACGGTTCTATCGGCATTTATAAAATCATGATTTGCGTTTATAGCAGTCAGAAACTCTGGATTATGGACGAACTTAAATTTTGGATATGATATGGCTAATGATTTTGTAGTACCCACTGGTACAGTTGATTTAATAATAAATGTTCCTTCGACATTGATATCTTGAATGTTATTAAAAAAATTATATAACAAAGATAGATTTGCTTTGCCGCCTTCGACCTTTGTCATTGGAGTGGGCAAACAAATGAATATATATTTGCAACCTAAAGCATCTTTCAAAGAGGAATTGCTTTTATTTAAATCAATATCATAAACAAATGGATTTCTATGTTTGAAACCGTTTGCAACAGCGCCGCCAACGAAACCATTGCCTATTACAGCTAGCTCACTCATTTGTTTCTCTCAATCCAATCTTTTACTACATCCGGATGACCCATTTCAACCCGATATGAGTTGTTTTTACTACCATCCCAAGGACGATGAAATACGTGACCACCGGTTCCCTGCTCTAACTCTAATGCCTTTTGTTTTATCATATCGTCTGTAATCTCAGCCCATGTAAGACCAGGGAAAAAAGGATTGCCACGCTCGTCTCTGTCTTCGTTATATAAACTCTTCCAAGATGCATTCCAGAATGTTCTAAAGTTTCTTATCTTACGTTCTATATTGAACCACGAATAATGATGAACGCCTGGCAACTGACTGTAGGTTTCATTTAAAAACTTCTCTACTTTAGGAACAAGCTTTTCATCTCTAACAGATGCCTGTTTCATTTGTTCAAAGCCTGGTGGTAGATAGCCAGCACATAGTATAATATTTCCTGTGGCGGCGGATATGTAATCGCATCCATCTGTACCATGACAGGCATACAACAAACCATTTTCATACTTCCGGAGTTGAACTGGAATTCCATGAATAATATCAGGCTTATTTTTAGATATACGCCATTTCCAAACTGTAACGTCTAATCGTGCCTTACCTTCACGACCCCAATAGTCAATAACAGGCAAAGCCATTAAATCATAACCAGATTGTATTGCAAACTGTTCGGCTAATGGTCTAACCATAGCCGCTTGCTTTTCATGAATAATTTCATCAACGTCAAATTGCCAAAGAATATCTCCGGTGCATTGCTTTCGGGATAAGGTCTTTGTTTGTCCATCATATATGCCATGATTGGGAACGCTCCAATCGATTTTATAGCTATGAATGATTTTAAGTTTTGGTTCTTTAGAGGCTAAGTTATTAAGCCATTCTAAAGTTTTATCTTTTCCATTGCTGGTATCATAAACAACCACTTCATCTGCAAATGTTAAATGACTACGGATGGATTCCAGATAAGGATATTCCATCTCCTCTGCGTTACGTGTTGTGCAGTATGCGCTTATTTTCATATATCACCTTGAATATAGGGCATCGCCCCAACCTATATCATTAACCGAGTTTATTGATTGTTTAAAACCGAATTGAGCGAGATACTTGTCCATATCTGCCGTGCCCCTTACTTTCGTATGAACTCTTTTAATAAATGCTGGAGAGCGTTGTAGGTTGTTTTCAAATCCGGTTAGGACTTTAAATTCGCTACCATCATCAACTTCAATAACAAGAGTATCATAGACTTCAATTGGTAAACGAGTTACATTTTCCTTTTGAAAGCTATCAAACGTTCTTGACACGTTAGTGACTTCTTTATCTAAAAAAACTTCTGTTATATATTGTTGTCTTAAAGGAAACAATTTTGTTTTATTGTATAGTTCTGATAAGTTACTGCGATTGCGGTCTAACCACAAAACGTGATTTACTTGACTATCAGAATACATTCTTCCTTGTTCTCCAAGATTAGTTCCTACATGGATTAATCCATTAACAGGACCGGTTTCTTTTAAAAGCGTTCGAAACGTTATGTTCATCATTTATTTTAACCTTATCGTCTTTATGAATATCCCTATTACAACCGCAAGAACAAGTATGTTTAATGTAATCATAAAAAATCCTGTGGCTTTAACAGCTCACAGGATAGTTTATCTCACGCCGGTTTCTTTGGTTTAACTCAAGTACAATGTTCTGTACCATTATAGTCACAAAATCTACAACTATTACGGTTTTTAATGGCCCTACCGCTGGACACTTGATTGATCATGTTATTCAGAATTTCCATAGCCTTTGCTTCCGTCTTTGGTCCCACACTAACGGTAATCAATTCGCAACGACTATTATCGCTTTTACGGGGTGTTCTCTTAAGCAATACAAATCCGCACTTAACTTGATCAAGTCGCAAGCCAAGAAGGCGACAAAAATAATGCTTATAGAATACAAGCTGTAGTTGTTTCTGGAAATCTCTCTTCTTCATAGCGTCCCAACCCCATGAAGTAGTCTTCCAGTCAATAATCCAGAATTCGTATCCATCGCCAAACTCTTGTTTTTCTTCTCCAGGCTTAACTTGCTCAACAAGTTCAGAAAGTCGCATAACAGTTGCGCCTTCGTCGGACGAAGTAATCTTTTTACTTTTACGAGAGTTCTTTGGAATTCTAATAACCGTATCAATAAATCCCTTAAACCATTTATTTGTTTGTCCTGCCACGCTTTCATATAGAGCGTGCTCGGCTGCAAATCCTGTCCAACCTGGGAATGTTTCATCCATAAACGTAGGAACAGAATTAACGATCTCTGGAATAGAGGCGGAAAAGTCTTTGATATCTTTATCAGAAACGTTGATATTGTGCTTTTCTTTTAGTTCGCCGCATAGCTTTTGAAAAGCTTCTGTAGCAGAGGCGATAGTTTCTTCATTGAGTTGGTGTTTGCCAAGAATATAGTTTTCAAGAACATCGTGGATTACCTGACCGTATTCGGTATGAATACTTGGCTTACCCATATTAATCTTCTCAATATGCTTAAGCCGATGCCGATAGCTGCAATCCATCCAATCGGAAATTTCCGAATACGACACGTGTTGCTTTCCAGTTGGAAGAAGAGTAGGATCTTCAAATAGTGGTAGCTGATATTTGGTCATAAATCCACTATAACATGGCATTTTTCAATTGTCTACCATATTTAGAGTTATATATATGTATAGTTTTACAAATTTCTAAGGAGGACCAAAATGATTTATAATTATGAATTTGAAGGCAAGCAATGTTCTAACGAAAAAAATATTGTATATCTGATATCAAATATTAATAAAGAAAAATATTATATTGGTCAAACACGCAGAGAATTAAAGAAAAGATGGGCAAATTATCGGATAGACTTGTTAAAACCAATTATAGTAAAAAAAAGAAATGGCTGTAATATTCATTTGCGTAGGTCTGTTCAACGTGAATATAATAAAGTTGGAAATACGGATTTTTTAGTATTTTCAATATTAGAAATTGTTGATAAGGACAATACATTGAACGTTGAACAAAAACAAAAATTATTAAATGAAAGAGAAATATATTGGATTGAAAACTATCGTTCTATTAAGGGCATTAACAATGTTTACAATATAAAAGATGGTGGACAAGAAATAAAAAATACTTTTTCAAAAGATCCGGAAAATACCCGGAAAAAATTATCTATAGCAAGAAAAAAATTTCTTGCCTCTAAAGCTGGTCAAGAACTAATCGCTGAAATTAGCAAAAAAATGAAAGGTAAAGAAAGTCCTTTAAAGGGACGAACTATATCCGAATTACATCGTGAAAAAATCAAACAAGCCACGCAAGGATGTAAAAATCCAAATTATGGTAAAACTCATACAGAAGAAACTAAGAAAAAAATTGGAGAAAAAAATCGTCAATTGACAGAAGAAACTCGTAATGCAAGGAGCAATGCACTTAAAGGTAAAATTCCATTTAATAAAAACAAAAAATGGAATGAACTATATAAATCAGAAACAATTTTAAAAATGAAACAAGCCATAGCTAATTCAAATAAATCTCGTAACATATCTGAAGAAACAAGAGAAAAATTTAGATTAAAGAACACAGGAAGATGTTGGGGAAAACATTCTACTGCTCAAAAAGAGAAATGGAGCAAAGAAAGAAAAAACGTTTCTTTTGAAGAACGATATGGAACCGAAAAAGCAAAAGCAATAAAGGAAAAACTAAAAATATCTACGAAAGGTAGAAACTTAAAGCATTTTGATATGAGCAATAATCCATTAATGTCTCCTCAAGGAGACACGTATGTTGAAATAATTGGATTATATGATTTTTGCAAAAATCATAATCTGCATCATAGGCTATTGAAAAAAGTAATATTTGGAGAACTTAAATCGCATAAAGGCTGGCATTTAAAAAATTAAAGTTAAAAACAAAAAACCTGCCAAAGCAGGTTTTTATTTCATCCAGTTGGAAGAAGAGTAGGATCTTCAAATAGTGGTAGCTGATATTTGGTCATTATATATTACTTCATTTGGGTATGGCGAATTCCAAACTTTGCATTTGAATGGAACTCAGAGATATTACGAGCATTTGAATAAGAGAAGGCACTTTGCAATCCTCCCTTAATCTGGTTAACAACATCAGATGCACTATGCTCACTTGCATCAACAAGAGTAGAAATCCCTTCCGCTGTAGGCAAGGAAGAGGCATTACGGATGGTTAGCATTGCGTCCTTGCTAGCCATACCACGATATACCTTCTTATCTCCTACACGCTCTCCTGGGGCTTCCCTAGTGCCAGCAAACAATCTACCGCACATGACTAGATCGGCACCCGCACCAATGGCTTTGGCAATATCACCAATCTCTGTGATGCCGCCGTCAGCTACAATCAATGGACGCTTAGAATTAATGAAAGCCCCGGCACAATCCCAGATAGCACTAAACTGAGGAACTGTAACGCCAGTAACATTCTTTGTCGTGCAAACATTGCCGGGACCAATACCAACTTTAACGGCATCAGCACCCCATGAATATAGATCCTTAGCTGCCTTACCTGTAGCAACATTGCCAGCAATAATATAAACATCTGGATATGTCTCACGAAGCCAAGTAGTCATATCTCGCATCATACGAGAATGACCATGAGCAATGTCAATAACAAAATAACGAGCACCGGCATCATATAGTGCCTTTGCACGAACCTTACTTTCCTCATTTACGCCGATTGAAACAAAAGAAGGAATATCTGAATAATTCAATTCAATAACGTTCTGTTCAATAGACATAAACCGATGAATAGCTCCGATAGCACCGGCACGATGCATAGCCGTAGCCATTTCACCACCGGTTACTGTATCCATATTAGCAGATATAACCGGAACATCAATTTTAATGACGCCGAGATCGACGCTTGTATCTACCTGAGAACGAGAGGTCACTTCGCTATATTGAGGTACCAGGAAAACGTCTTTATAATCCATATCACCACCACTGGCATGGATATACCTTTTATAAAAATCACTCATCACGATATTCCTCTTCGTCGTGGAAACCATCATCTTCTTCTTCTTCTGGAAGAAAGAAGACATCATCATTATTTGAATGAATGGTTTTAGGTATAAGCTTAATAAGTTGTCGATAGAAATATATACTTGCTGACATATACGTTTTTCTCCATTCATTAGAATAACACAATAAAAGCAATGTTTAAATCATTTATTATCGTTTAATATCCGCCAAAAACGATTAGGACCATCAATCAAATATTCTTCTATCGATAGAAGATCCTTAAGAAACCAGTCTTCTGTGACGTGTAGCACAAAGTCATTGACTATCAATTCCCCTCCCAATAATTTACATTCCGTACTTATTCTTGAACCAACATCAATGTCTCTTGGGAAGAAAATTAATCCTTTACTCTTAGCTAACTCTTCCAAGAACTTTTCGTTTGATAGTCCCTTCAATATTACATAAGGCATATTATTGTCTTTGCAATATTTGATAGCATCTTCGGTTCCCTTAATCCAGCTATCACTTCCAAGAATGGACCAGTGATTTTCCGAAACTAATTCCCCTGCCTCTTTACGTTCTCTAATCTTACGAATGTTTAGAATGGTTTCTGGATAGTAAGTGCTGCCCTGAGTAAAGTCTTTTGTTCGTCCTTTGAATTCTGGATAGAGACTATAAAACTTATCTCTCTGCTTATCAGAACACCAATATAGAACTTTAGCGCCGGTCATAAACGTTGCATGAAATTTGCCATATGTTTGTATATGACAATCACAAGGTTTTCTAGATTGCATTTCATGTTTAAGAGTAGAACGCAATATGCAAGGCTTGAAATCATATTCAAAGAAGTAATATTTTATACCTAACTGTATTGCGCTCACGAGGACATTCGGTGACACCATTGTATAGTTACCGAATACCCATATCTTATCACGATGCTGTTTAAGCATTTGTTCCGTGAGAGAATGACTGTGGAGTTTAAAAAGCTTATACGGTGAAGCCTTAATGATTGCTTCACTTGTAAGTTCTGCGCCGCCAATTAAATCTTCTGCAAAGAAATCCGCTACAAAGATAACCTCGGTAGATGGCGGAATAAAAAACTCTTTTGGTATACCGTTAAACATCAAACATCATTCCTCTCAGTATACTCTTTAAACGTTTTATCTATAACCTCTGCGATTTGAGAAAAAGAAAGACCGCTACCCTGACGAGTAGCGGTCCATACAGCAACCGAATAAGCGTATATTTCTTCTTTATTTTTACTTGAGCTTATAAAGTTTTTTAAAGCTTCCTTGTATTTATTTTCTGTTGGTGTGGACATATAACCTCACGATAGGTTATACATCACCCTCATCACAATTGTCTGACCCATTCTTCTGAGCCTCCAGAAGCGCCTTTAGAACCTCTGGATTTGTAGATGCCGCCGTAATCGCATCGATGTTATCGGGAAGCCCCTCGGGCGTTGTAGGGGCTGGAACTTCCCCCTCCTTATGTTCGTCGCCAGGATCCTGTTCGTCAATCATAACCTTCACCTTGATTTCCGTATCCACTCCGTAGGGCACGTCCTTACCTTCAACATCGGGACGATATAGGATCTCAAAAAATCCCATAGCCCTTGCGGCAGAAGCTTCCTCGAAAGTAACTTCAATATCATCCTCTGTAAAGAGATCCTTGCCATAAACAATATCATCAATCACCTTATCTACTTTAATTTGAGTAGAAATATATCCATCATCAAATTCAAGTGCCGCACCGATTGTATCCCCTGACAGAATAGCATCAAAATCTGCTACGGTGCCTTCTTCATCAAGAACAAGAGAACGATCTGCAAATTGCTCTCGCTCTACCATATCAAGTAGAGATAGAAGCTTTGTAATAGCTGAACCAAGTTCCTGATTAGCCCTGCCGGGATATCGGGGAGCACTTGGATGCTTCCGACGCTTGATCGTAATCTCTCGGTCCATCTTCATCGTCATAGATTTTTTCCTCTATATTAATATAACCTATTAAGAAGGTATTTTAAACTATTTATTTCAAAATAAACAATTCCAGAAATTTCCCTTAGCAGTCCTATATCTTTCAAATCCAAGAGATTTTAATTTCGCCGCAAATAAATGCTGGGGATATTTACTAAACTTCCCTAATCCATTACAACCCATAAGCTTATCCCTCTCTACTATAAGAGCAGTAAGAGACATACCCACGTCAGACTTCTTAAGTTTACTAAAGAACATATGGTCTAAATCTTTAATTAACTCCTGATCCGCTTCAGATACCGCTTTCTTTGCACGACGCATTGCATCAAAATAAGCTTCATTAACCTTTTCATGTGAAGTATTATAAGTCGGGTATTTGATTACTTGACCAACTAATATATGCAATTCCCTATCTGGAATGTTATCTCCATTCTCACAGCGGGAACGATATTCATATGCAGAATTCTTAAGCTGAGTTAGGTTATATCCCTTTGCACGATCTGAAGATAATAATCTGTGAAGAGCTATGTTGCGAGCACCATTAGGAATATATTTATTATCTGACAACCACTTACGTATATCGGTAATGGTCCCCTTGGTCCATTCTTGTAAGTTATTGTTTTCAGTGATCAAAATTGGGGTGCCCAAATTTAAATTTGGTTCTTCCCTTTGTTTTTTAACTTTCGGTTGACGTTTCTCCTTAGAAAATATGAGATCCAACACAGATTTTGTTGCAATCTGAATTGGATTAGAAAAATCAGCTACGTATGTTCCACCAGATATATGACGACTGGGAGGTATAACAACATAACCCCCATATCCTCTCACGTCTACCTGTGGAGCTATCTTACTGGCGCTATTAGAGACGCTATAAGGCGTTTGAAACCAGAAATGCCACCCACCACTACCCGTCCTGTAATGAAACGTTTCTCGGGGCATTAAATCAAGAAACGGATGCTCAGATGCATCTATATCAATAACAAATAGACGATTATCATTACTAGTCTTCCTGCCAGTTGCAACTCCATAATTGATATTCTCCATCCCTAACCACTTCTGGATCTTAATAAGATCATTAGTAGCTACATGCTTCCATGAATATCTTAACAAAGGATGCTTGCCTGGAGAACTGCAAACACTATTCCCACACGTGCATTTCCCATCCTTTATGGATTGTAATGGCAAAAGATAAAGTTCATTAGATACAATAAAATCTTTAATAGCTTCTTTGTTCATACACTATGTCTACAACATATCAATTAGAATATATATCCCTTCTAATTGGTAGCGTTCCACACCACTACATATAGATTAACTTTATATCATCACCACAAGATATAGATCTATGCCAACACCACAGAAGACAAAAAAATATCGGGGGGTATTGCTACCCCCCGATACCGATTATTCAGTTATTAAGGATTAACCTTAATAGCTTAGATTATCACTTAACAGCGCCATTGGCGTCTACAGCGACCATCTTGACACGTTGAACGTGCCACATGTAGGATTCTGTTTCGTTTGGACCGTTTACTACTCTTACAGTTCCATCCGTAAGGAAATCAACGTCAAGATATGCACCACCAACCATCTCTTGTGCAAGCTCAACAACTGAAAGGTTAGACAATTGACCGCCGTTGCAATATGCAGATACACGGTATTCGCCTGTCATGCCGCCGCCCGTGGTGGTGGAAGCTGCGACAACTTGGAAGTTTGCCATGACCATGCCGGTGAACGAGGCAAGATCGTCAAACATTGATGAAACGTCAGTAGTATCATCGATGCCGCTGGTTGCAAGAACTGCTACAACTGGAACGATTTCAAGTTGATTTGCACCAACCTTAACGCTACCGCTCATTACAACGTCGTTAGCGAACTCAGCAGAACCGCTGACTTCCATACCGCCTTGGAATATTCCAAAACCGTTAATATTAAGGTCAGCGCCGATGATGTTTGCAACTTGGATGTTTCCAGCAGACATTGGACCAATTACAACCAATCCATTACCATTTAAAACGTTGATTGTCAATGTTTCGGTCAGTGGTGAGAATGTCATTTCTCCTGCTGGATCAAAGATTGCACCTGGAAGTGATGAAAAACCATTAGCTGTTAAGCCGCCGGTTACGGTCACTTCACCAGAGACTGTGCCACCAGTCTTGTCATACTTGTTGTTTTCAAGATTGGTTACACGTGGAGCAAGAGCACCGCTCAATGCAATTCTGCCTGTAGTTTCTGCGGAGATTTGATTTGCGAGAATCCCTTCATTATATATTGCTCTTGAGATCTCAGAAGCGACCGCCGTGGAAAGAGAGTTGTCGCTATTAATGCGGCTGGAAGCTTCTGTAGACATTTGTGAAGAAAGTGCTGTGGAAAGAGAGTTATCACCAGCTTCACGTTCGCCCATTTCAGAGAGTAGTGCTGTGGAAAGAGAAGCTTCAACGCCCATGGCTCTGTTTACTTCTGCATTTACGTTTGCAATACGGTCTGCAATTTCTAGCACAAGAGCATTGCTAATATTAGTTTCAACAGTTGACGCACGGTTGTATTCAGAAGACAATGCACCGTTTAGAGAACCTTCAGCAGAGGTAGCTCTTGAAATCTCTGTGCTAAGAGCGGAGTTGTTAGAAATAACGTAACCCGCAAACGCATTGTCGTTTGTTGTATCAACAGAGTTGATCAAAGAAACGATTTCTACGAAGCTGTCCCTGTCTGCATCAGATGCAAGAAGGATTGCGTCAACACGTGCCTTTTCAGTAGAAATATCAGAAGCAAGAGAGTTATCACCAGCTACACGGTCGCTCATTTCAGAAGCAAGTGCTGTGGAAAGAGAGTTGTCGCCAGCTACACGGGCGCTCATTTCAGAAGCAACTGCTGTAGAACGATCTGTTATTTCATCAGAAATGTCGCCAGCGAGGACAACTTCTGCGTCGGTTGCTCTTGTTACTTCTGTTGCAACAAGAGTTGATACAGATGCGTCTCCAGCAATACGATAGCTTTGTTCAGAGCTCATTTGTGAAGAAAGTGCTGTGGAAATAGAGTTGTCGCTCCCTTCACGGGCAGCAGCTTCTGTGGAAATTTCTTGGGCTAGATATGCCATTACTACAACGTCTTGTCCAAATGATGGCATCTTTGGATTGCCATTTAGATCTACAAGTTGGATATAACCACCATTGATGTATGTCTTGCCAGTAACGTTGGGAATTTCCATTGTAAGTTGACCGGTCATTGTATCGCCAGAAACGTCAACGTATACTGAGCCAAGTGCTGTGATTACACTTTGACGTGCAGTTGCTTCAGCAGTAATAGCAATTCCAAGAGAACCTTCATTATATAGTGCTCTGGAAGCTGCTAGAGAAATGCCGGTGGAGAGAGAAGTTTCTCCGCTAATTGCTCTTTCAATTTCAGAAGAAAGTGCTGTGGAAATAGAGTTGTCGCCAGCTACACGGGCGCTCATTTCAGAAGCAACTGCTGTAGAACGATCTGTTATTTCATCAGAAATGTCGCCAGCGAGGACAACTTCTGCGTCGGTTGCTCTTGTTACTTCTGTTGCAACAAGAGTTGATACAGATGCGTCTCCAGCAATACGATAGCTTTGTTCAGAGCTCATTTGTGAAGAAAGTGCTGTGGAAATAGAGTTGTCGCTCCCTTCACGGGCAGCAGCTTCTGTGGAAATTTCTTGGGCTAGATATGCCATTACTACAACGTCTTGTCCAAATGATGGCATCTTTGGATTGCCATTTAGATCTACAAGTTGGATATAACCACCATTGATGTATGTCTTGCCAGTAACGTTGGGAATTTCCATTGTAAGTTGACCGGTCATTGTATCGCCAGAAACGTCAACGTATACTGAGCCAAGTGCTGTGATTACACTTTGACGTGCAGTTGCTTCAGCAGTAATAGCAATTCCAAGAGAACCTTCATTATATAGTGCTCTGGAAGCTGCTAGAGAAATGCCGGTGGAGAGAGAAGTTTCTCCGCTAATTGCTCTTTCAATTTCAGAAGAAAGTGCTGTGGAAATAGAGTTGTCGCC